TACCCAAAGTTTATTTCCAAAATTATCTAATTGGTCTATTATGTCAGAGTCAAAATCATAAGATTCTAATATTTCTTTCTCTGTCTTAATTTCTGGTTGTCCTGTCATTTTAGTCATCTTCTTCATCCAACCACTCAATATATTTACTAAATAATTTATTTTTTCTTATAAATTCAATATAAGGTTTTTCATATCTATTTTTGTTTTTCATATTCCTACCACCCGAATAAATTCTAATAGTTCTTTTTCACCTTTTTTATTTGCAGGAAAATTTCTTGTTTCTTTAAAAGTTCCCCGATTTATTTCACAGATAATTCTTTTTGTTGTCGTGTTTAAACTTGCAAATTCTCCAAATTCTTTTGTTCTTTCCTGTAAATAAGTAATCTTAATTCTTGATTTAACTACTTCCTTGTCTTTAAGTCTTTTAATCTTTTTATTGTCTCTTATTTCAAGTCTCATTTTTCAATCCCCCACTTTTTGAGTTGCTCTTTTGTTGCTTGATGAATGTTTCCAATTACTTTAGTAGGTATTTTTGGGAAATCTACATAAGCATCTTCTTCATCAAAAAACTTTACACAAAACCCCAGAATCCTTCTATCGTTATCTAAATCTCCTTTTATAATAAAGTCATTAAAACATACCTCTGCCTTAAATAAAGTGCCAAGTCCTTGTTTCATTTCTTCCTCTGAATTATAGTGCCAATGTATTATATCTCCCTCATATATTTCTTTTCCATCTTTGTCTTTTAATCCTGTGTATTGTCCTACGGACTCTGGGATAACTTCTATTAAAAGTTCATCTATATATCCATCAGAAATAAAATAATCAACAGATTCTGCTTCTTTTTTTGTAAGGATAGGACACATAAAGACCTTTAATCCAATTTTAATTATTGTTCCATAAACCCACTTGCCTTCTTTAGTTAGTCCTCTGAATTTTATATCTCTATTCATTTTCACTCATTTCCTTCCAAACCATATATGTATTTTTTGTACTTATTGTAACATATTTACCATGATTTTGATAATTAAAGTCACGAACTTCATTCTCAATCAATTCTTTTTGATTTTCATTCATCATTTTCAGTTTCCTCTTTTAATTGTTCTAACAATAAATTATATTGATTTTGTAAAACTTCTAAATCTGATTTGACCCAATCTACATAATCTTGTCTCAATTCTTTTAATAAATATTCATTGTAACTTTTATCATTAATACTAAAATTGTCTATAAATCTACATTTTAATTGTCCATAATATTCGTCAATACCGCTAATATCGTGAGACATATCCATATTAAAATGTTTATCAAAATATTTTCTTGCTTTTTCTTCTTTTTCTTTTCTTGCTTTTTGTCTTTCTAATTCGTATTTTAATTTATTTAATTCTTTTTCTTTTTCCTCAATTTCTTTTTCGGTTATCATCTTACTTTACAAGTTAATTCTCCGCATTTTGGACATTGAAATATTGATTCATAACCAGGATAAGTGTCTTCTTCTTTCAATTCTTTTCCGCAATTATGACATAGTATCATATTACTTCACACCCTTTTTCTACTTGCATATCATAACTAAATTGGTATTGTCTGTTAATATAGTTCATTTTGTTTATATCACAGGTCAATAATCTTATTTGTTCAATTTCTGTTCCTAATACCATTTTCGGTTCTTTGAAATAAGCAGTGACATAACAATAACGTTTGTTTTGACTTAATGAAATACTTATTTCGTCAATGTTTGTTGCTTTTTGTTTCATTATATTATTTGGTTTATACAAACCTTCTTCGCATTTTGCTATGTTTTTATTTGTTATTGTTTCTTGTTGTATGCTGTTGTCTTTAGTAATTATCATTATAAAAGCAATTATAGCAAATACTGCAATTGTCTTTTTTATTGTCTTTTTCTTTATTTTAATTATATTGTTTGTTGTCATTTTTGTTCCTCGAACTGTTTTTTAATATAATCTAAATGAACCTTCCAATCAATTTGTTTTGTTTTTGTTATCCTCGTCACCACTTTTACTGTGTGAAGATTTATTCTATATCCTATATAATAAGTATGGGATACTGTTTTACCCTCACCAAAAACTAATCCTAGTTTTCCTAGTTCTTTTATAAATTGTTTTTTGTCCATTTTCTTAATATTAGTATTAATATCATAAATAATATATAAACCTTTCTATTTTTCAATGTCTTCTTTAATCTTTGTACCATCTTTTGTTAAATTTAGCAACTTGTTAGCAATTTCCATTTCTTCGTTCTTACGGTTCTTATCAGCTAACTCCTGAATTTCTACATTTAGATTATTATAATCATAAAACAATTTATCTGCTTTAAAGTGATGTTCTGTGAAGTTGTATTCATCTACCGTCACTCCTCGTTTGCATTTTAATAATATTAACTTACTCCATTTTTTTACTTCATCTGATAACTGTGTTGCTTCTATGTTTTGTATTAATTGAAGTGTCATTATAACATTATACATAATTCCATTCAGCTTCGGATCAATTTCCTTTTTGTTGTTTGATAAGTGTTTATGAATTTCCACTCCATCTGTTAATATAAACTCCTTAATACTGTCTTTTAGTTGATTAAGCTGGTTGTTTGTTTTTGTTGTATTATTATTATATTTATATAAATCAATAACTCTATCACCGGTGAACTTTGTTTTGATGTATTGTTGAAACTCTTCCCAGGGGATTTCATATAACTCCGGTAGTTTTGATGAAGTGTAGGTGCTCTGTCGTTGTTTGTCGTTTGATGCTGCGTCCTGGTTATCACACATCACATCAAATAGTATTCTACAACTACTAGGAATACTTCCTCCTGTTTTCCAGTCTATGTCGTTTAAAAATAGTTTATTTCTAACTAGCGTGATAGCCTTCGCGAGTGCTTCGTTTTTGAAGTTTTCAATATAAACTCTGATCGGCAACGATAAATTGGTGTTGTTTATATAATTATTAATCCATCTTAGTCCTCTGTTATGAGGCAGGTTGTCATCTTGGTGCTCGTATTTGATAAATTTAATATATTCTTCCTCAACCATTGGAGTATAAACGTTTTTATAGTGTTGATTGATGTTTAAAAATAATAGTGGAGTATAGTTCTGTGCTACTGCTCCGTTGGCTCCTATTTTGGCGATGTTGATTTCGTCGTTTAGGAAGTTTTTGAGGGCGTTGTTTATGTTCTTGTCATCGTAAAACACTTGTGCTTCATCGAAAACAGCTAATCCGGCGCTGGTGAAAACTCCTTCCTCAAACACGCTTGTTAATTTCCCGTTTATTAGTTTTTTGTTATTTATACCGCCTTTCAACCCAGCAGAAGTGGTGTTGTCACCATTTTCTATGTTAATAAAGTCTTTGTCAAATGGGAGTCCGAATAAATGGGCGCTGTATGTTTTTGATAATGAGGTATTCCCCATCACACTTATAGCTATTTTGTTATAATTAAATAATAGTTTACTTAACCCAGATATCGTTGTGAATAATTGAAGCAACATTCCTCTGTCATTTATTAGAATATTATTATATTTTTCGTACATTTTTCTTATTCCAAATACAACATCTAATATCGGATGATACGGAACTTCTTTGTTGTTTGATAGATAATTTCTTGTTTCTTTTTCTACTTCCTTGTTAATAAAGTCTTCTGTTATTTTAACTTTAACATTTTCTATTCCTAGTATAATAAATGTCTGTTTGCCGGTTAGACCGTCTAAGTCTATGTTGGAATTAAATACATCTACTATGTATCTTCCCGGCTTCAAGTTCTTTTGAAAAGAATATAAATATATTTTATTTTTCGGGTCATTGATTAAGTGTGTTTCGTATAAAAACACTTCTTTCATTATTGAATTATGTGGTTTTGATGAATTAAGTGGTGTGTATTTTTGTCTTCCTTTATCATCAACATAATCATCACAGCCGTGAGACATTCCAGGACGGATTTGAAAAGGAAGATATTTTATTTTTTCGTTACATCTTGGACATGTTAATTCGTATTCACTGACAATCTTTTCTCCGAAGTTTGAAACTGTGAATCCCGGTTTTTTGATAAATAATTCATACTTATTAACTGTGTTAACTTCCTCTGTTTGAAATTTGTTTGATTTTTTTATTAGAGGATTTAATAAAAAGCCGAATTTTATTTTTTTATTTATTATTGTATGAATATTCTGAATGTCGATGGTGTGTGATGGTATGTAGAATGTTCTTTGTTGTGTGGTATATTGTTGTAATTCGTTTACAACTTCGGGGTTTTTGTTTATAAATTGTGATAAAGTATATAAATTGTCTACTTCATCATCTTCATCGTCTTCTTGTTTCCGCAGTTGTATGATGTTTTTTTGTTGTGAAAATATATTAAAATATTCTTCCAACAAATTTAAAAAGTGAGAATTAAAGAATATTTTTGAAGATTGTATATTTTCTTTATCTATGTGGATATTAGAAAATGGTGATGGTTCAGAGTTTTTAAATAAATTATATAATTTTTCTAAACTTTCTATGTGTGTTTCGTCTAATATTTCTTCTGGGTCTTTAAGATAGTATTTAATACTTAATACAACATCGGCGATGTTATCGTTAACAGAGTAAATTGAATAAAGATACGTTAGTAATTTCACAGAACAATAGCGAGAAAATTTATAATTATATACATCACTTATTTTCTTACGAAGTCCTTTCATATTACTACGAAGATTAAAGCTACTCATTAACATCATCCCCGTTATTGACTGATTCAGATAATGTTATGTCCGTGTATTTTCCTGCCTTATTTTCATCATATTTTTTATATTTAATCTTCAATATTCTAAACCACGGGAGTTCTATGATATTATTATTATTATTTTTAAAAGTAACAGTTGAAGTATCTTTTGTTAATATAGTACAGAAGTCGCTTATCTTAGTTCCATCATCATTAGTATAGACGATGATAGCAGTGTTATTATCTTTCTTATCCATTCGTGTTCAGCTCCAATTAAATAAAAAATAAAAAGTATAAATTATTAATTTTAATAATAATATTTAAATATTTCTAGTTTGAAGTTGAAAAATGTTGATTTTTAGAGGTTTGAAACTGAAGTTACAGTTTTTTTAGAGGTTTTTTGATAAGTGCAGATATATCGATATAGTTGCAGTTTTTAGTGTTTTTTATACATCTGAAGTTACAGTTTTTTGTGAAAAGTGTACTTGATAACTAGAAGACGTCTAGTTATTAAATCTTAAACATTAAGAAATGTCAAGTTACAGTTTTAATGTCAAGTTACAGTTTTTTGTTGTCAAGTTACACTTTTTTGTCAAGTTAGAAATCTGATAACTAGAAGACTTCTGGGTTAGTATTTTAGTCGAAGTTGAAAGTTGGAGTTAATATTAATTTTAATATTTTTGAATTTTTTGATTAAAATGAAAATTTGTATCTAGAAGACGTCTGGATAACAAATCTTTAAGAATTAAGAAAAGTGTAACTTGAAGGGTACTTTTTTAAAAAAAGTGTAACTTGGGGTATCGTTTGTAACTTTTATATATAAAAATTTGAATATTGAAAAGTGTAACTTGAAGGGTACTTTTTTGAAAAAAGTGTAACTTGAGGTATCATTTGTAACTTGAAGATTTTGAAAAAGTCAAACAGGTCGACATAGTTGGAGTTTTTTGACTTTTTTGGTCTTCGACGAAAATTCTTACATAAAAGTTAGTGAGAAAGTGGTAAAAAATACATAAAAAATATATAAAATATAAAATAAAAAAACATTTTTTAACAGAATAATAATATATATATATAATATACTTATATTTAGCTTTTTTCTTTATTTATCTTTTATTAAGATTTGTAACTTGTAGCGAAAAGTGTGAATCGGAGGTCAAATAGGGTTCCGTTTCAAGTTACAAGTTACAAAAGACCCTTCAAGTTACAGTTTTTTGTTCGAAGTTACAGTTAAGTTACAGTTTACCTCCATATAGCAGACAGGATTGAATTATGTAGAAATATGTTGAACAATCAACAATAAGCAAAAGGAAAGTTTAAATATTATGTTGATATTTAATATTTATGGAAAAAGCAGTAGCTAAGAAGGAGATTCCAAGAATCTTCTATGAATGTTTCAGTCTATGCAACAGCAGTCATATAGAACAATGCAGTTGTCATGATGACGAAATCAGAAAAGCAACTGATGAGTTCTATGAAAAGAATGTTGCTGATCTGACAGAACAGCAGAAGAAAGATAAGAATGTTCTAGATCAGACGAAGATGCTTTCTTACAATCAAGCAATCAAAAGTATCGGGAAACAGCTAGCAATCAAGAATGTCAGATGTCCATTGCAAGTCAAATACTACAGCGAATTCTTATCGACATTTGATGAAACGTATGATGTTGAAGATAGAAGAGTCGTTGAAATTCTGTCTTCTTTGTTTAGAATGTTTATTAAGTTGAAGATATACTACGAAAAGACACAGAATCAAGAACCGCTGTTAGTAACATATGATAAACACGGCAATAAGATATATCAAGCAAATCCTGTAGAAAATATGATTCTTAACTACGAAAAGACAAGGATAGATGTTCTGGAGAAATTAGACAGAATTATCAACGGACAGAAATCAGTTGTCGGTATTATAGATTTTAAAGACGAAATGATAAACATCTATAAACATAAGCAAGAAAACATAGAAAGAAACCAGAAGACATTAGAAGATAGAAAAGAAGTTGATTAATATGTTATATAAATACAACAGAAAACAAACAGAAAGCACCTGGATTAACTATAATCAAACACCCAGTAAAGATGAAATCGGTTTCGTATACAAAATAACTAATATTTCTGATAACAGATGTTATATTGGAATAAAGAAGTTCTGGAGTATTAGAAAACTTCGTCCTCTAAAAGGAAAGAAAAGAACTAGAAAAGTTGTATATGAAACAGACTGGAGAACATACAACAGCAGCGGAGTGATACGAGAAGATGTTGAAAAGAATCCAAACAACTATAAAAAAGAAATTCTTAGAATATGTAGCACAGTATCAGAGATGAAAGCATACGAAGCATATTATCAATTGCAGTATTATATTAACGGAGAGTGGGATAAATTATACAACGAAATGATTAATCTCAGACTTAGAATAAGATGACGAAAGTAATTTGTACAGTTTGCGGAAATAAAGTAGATAAAGAAGACATATTAAAATATATAGGACATGATAAATGTTCTTACTGCGGTTCTTTAGATTCTTTTATTCCAGGACATGATAGATATTAAATAGAATTCTGATGATTTAAATAGAAAAAGCAGTCTTATATACTGTAGAATATAAATATTTATAAACACATAAGATATAATTACTATATATAACAACAAAGGTGAAAAATCAAATGACAAACCAAATAAAAATATTATACACCTTCACTTCAAATGAAGGACAAGAATTTGACAACGAAGAAAACTTTTGTGGTTACAAAACCAGAACAAAGTTATTAGAAAAAGTGGTTGATTGGGCAAAAGTAGCAGAAACCTTAGAATCAATCTATGAAATACCTGCTGATTATGGTGATGGTATTACTAATGCACACGTATTAGCAGTTGTTGATTTTGATACTAATGAATTATTAAGCAAAAATATTGACTTTTGGAAAGTTGGAGGTGATGACGAATGAATAGATATAGAGGATATGAATTAGATGATTGTGACAATGAAGACCAAGTAGAAAGTTGGAAGTGTGCTCAAGAGTAATAACTTTTGAGAATGGTCAATGTTAAGGTAAAACATAAAGGCGATGATGACCTTTATGTTTTTGAGGATAATTAAGAGGTGATGAAGAATGAATAAAGATAAAAAATGGACAAGACAAGAAGTCAAAGAAGTTAGTGACAAAGTTAACAAGTTGATTATGGCAAGGGACAGAAAATGATAAAAACATATGTCAAAAAGAACAAAGTAGACAAGATAATCGACATAGGGAAAAGCTTATTAGAAAACAAAGAAAAACCGACTATTCGACGATGAAAAAGTATACAGATCTGGAAGGATTAGATACAAACGAAGAGGAATTGTAAAATGAAAGAAAAAGTATTTGATTATATGACAGCAGAAGAAGTTGATGCGTATCGTATGTATCAGACTATTCAGAAGAAACTTGATAAGATTCAGCAACAACTTGACCGAAACGGATATCAACGTTGTAAGAATTGGTTTTTTTGGAGGAAGCAGAACCATATACGAGTATTACTAGAAAGACAGCAGATGTATGAAAACATGAGAGATGAGTATTTATATGGACAAGCAAAATATATGAGGATTTATAATTCTCTTAACAAATAGAAATGTTTATATATTTTTAATGATATTTAATTATCTATATATACTTTGATGAAGGATTTGGTTTCTTCATTGATTTATCACCTCTTTTTCCAGGGAGATTGTTTGACGGTCTCTCTGGTTTTATTATAATATGAAAAAAACAAACAACGAAGATTTTCAGAAGGCAGTAGAATATTTTTCAGAAAATCCTTGTGAATTTGTTACTTCTACAATTGATTTTGAACCAACAACACAACAAGCTAAAGTTCTTTCAGTTATACCTGAAGCAATTCGTCTAAACAAATCAATAGCAATCAAATCAGGTCATGGTGTTGGCAAAACAGCAACAGCAGCATTGCTTGTTCTCTGGTATATAACCGTCTTTCCTGATGCTAGAATAATCTGTACTGCGCCCTCAAAAGGACAGTTATTAGATGTTCTTTGGCCAGAGATTTCTAAATGGCAGCAACGGTTTAAGTTCGGAGAAATGTTTGAATGGACTAAAACAAGATTCTATCATAAGATGTTTCCTGAGACTTGGTTTGCATCAGCAAGAACAGCAAACAAGCCAGAAAGCATGGCTGGTATTCACGGTGAACACGTATTAATAATAATGGATGAAGCCTCCGGTATAGAACAAGATGTTTATGAAACAATGGAAGGAGCAGAAACAGAAGAAGGAGCACTCAGAATATTACTATCTAATCCTACGAAGACAACAGGTGAATTCTATGATGCGTTTCATAGTAAGAAAGATGACTATTTAACATTTACATTCTCCTCTCTAGATAGTGAGAGAGTTAAGAAAGACTATGCAAGCAAAATAGCAAGAAAATACGGTAAAGACAGCAATGTATATAGGATAAGAGTGTTAGGAGAATTTCCGTTACATGAAGACAATACAGTCATTGGAATTGATACCGTTGAAAGAGCACACGAAAGATATCTAGATTTAGATGATAAAGAAAGACAAAATATAATTAATAATTCATTCGAATTTAGTTTAGGAATAGATGTAGCAAGATATGGTGATGATGAAGCATGTATATATAGTAATTTTGAAAATCGTTTGATTAAGAAAGAAGTAATACTAAAAAAATGTTCAACAATGTCTTTGGCAGGACAAGCTGTTGCTCTTAGAAACGGAAAGTATAAAGATATCAAGAAATGTTATTTTAATGTAGATTTAACAGGAGTTGGTAATGGAGTTGTTGATAGATTGATAGAACTTCGTGATGAAGGGATTCTTAGATCAGAAGATGTTATAAACGGAATATCAAATAATGGTTCAGCAATGAATAAAGAAGAATATGGGAACATCATATCAGAATTATGGTTTGAATTTGGTAATATTCTAAAACATGAAGCAGGATTAGAAAGTGATGATTTAGAAGAAGACAATAATCTTCAACAACAATTATGTAGTAGGAAATATGATTTTACTAGCAAAGGACAAAGAATTATTGAGAGCAAGAAAGTTTTAAAGAAAAGATTAAACGGTACTTCACCAGACAGAGCAGATGCTGCAATTTTAACTATAGCACACAACTTATTTTCAGGAGAAATATTAATTTCTGATCCAGATGATAACAAGAAAAACCTATCTGATACAAAAGTTAAAGAGAAAGTTGAAGACTTTCAGCAGACAAGCATCAAAAATAGATTAAAATTCTATAAAAACAGTAGAAATATTTAAATATTATTATTAAAATTATATTATTAAGATGGAAGTTCTAACTAATTTAATTGAAATAAAGAAAGAAAAAGACAAGTATTTATTTACAAAGAAATATAAAGTTTTAATGTCAGAAGATGAATATAAAAATAATATTCAAACGATGAAAAAACAGATTAAGACTGCAGATCAGATAATAAAAAACAACGACTTTTATAAATTATCCAAAAAACTAGCAGAAGAATTAAAACAAAAACTAGCAGAAGAAAAAGAAGCACTTAAAAACTTTGATAAAAACTATGAAGAAGAAATAAAGAAAGAAATTGAAAATTTAAAAAATCAATTATCAGACGAAGACAGATTAAGAAACAAAAAAATTATAGAAGACTCTATAAAAAATCATTTGAAGTTCAAAGAATTAAAACTTAAACAACTTCAAGAAAAAATAGATGACTTTTTAGACCCAATTAAACTTCAGAAACAAGATGATTTGAAGATGCTGAAGTTATATGAGGAATTAGGACAGATTGATGGAACAAAAGAAAATCAGAAAACCGAAACCGCCAAGAAAGATAGTTAGAAAAATAGAATCTGTAGAAAAAAAGACAATATTTTACAAGCTAAAAGTCAAGCGGAATTCTATATTAAATAGATATTATTATCCATTTCTCTTCAAATTTCATATAAATATTAGAAAATTTGTAAAATATTTAATAAAAGAATTATTAGATTTACTATGGGTCGGAATATGGGGCATTATTATCACATTAACATTATATTTATTTAACTTTAATTACAACTATAAAACATATTTAGCATCAGTTGGCTTGGTTTATTTATCAAGACCTGTTTCTAAATTCATATATAAAATAAAACGAGGATAAAAATGACATTTCTAGAATTTTTAGATAATAAAAAAATAAATACAAACACTTCAACAAAAACTTCAGAAGATGTTGAAAGACTTTCTAATTTAGGAGCAATAAGTTTTGGTCCTGGAATTAGTGACAAAAAAATAACAAGAACACCGCATTACGAAATTCGAAAAGGAATTGAAATGTACGAATTGAATACAATAGTAAATTCGTCAATTAATCAATTAGTTAGTTTTGTAATTCCGAATAAAAAAATTAAAATTTCTTCAAAAGATAAAGCAACAGTTGAATATTTAGAGGAATGGCATGAACAAAGACAGAATATTATTAGAGAATTTAAAAATATATTAATAACACGTCTTGCTTGTGATAATGCATATATGGAAACAATTCGTTATGAAGAAGATGGAGTTAAAGTTCTAGATAATATATTTTCGTACAACGACTCAACAAGAATGTATGTAAATCCAGATGTAAAACCAGACGGATCAGATGCTTTTATATTAGAATTACCAGTAGGAATAAAGAAATTCACTTATCGTGGAAAAGAAAAAAATCCAACTTATCATGTTGTTAGATATATTAAAAACTATCAATATACTTTTGAAAGAGTATACGGAATTTTAGTTAGCAGTGACGAGATGGTACAATATTCAAGTGGTTGGAGCAGAGACAATATATACGGAAGAAGTCAGTTGATGTCAGCAATAGATGCAGATAATATTTTCAAAGAACTAATTTCAACATGGGATACTATAATTAAAACACGTAGAAAAGACTTGAAAATTTATTCAGTAGCAGATGCTGAGACTGGAAAAAGATATAGCCAAAAACAACTAGATGCATTAACAGATTCATTACAAGATACATCTTCATCATTTAAATTAATTAATATACCACTAAAATTAAATGAAACAGAAATAAGAAACGTTGGAACATACGACTTGTTTGAGAATATATTCGATATAGTAAGAAGAATGATTATGATGAGTTTATTACCACAACATCTTACTCCATGGAATGACAGTGCAACAACACAAGGAAGTGAATCTGCAATGCCACCATTTTTATTAAGAATAAAAGCATTGCAACAGGAATTTATACATTTTTTAAATATAAATATTATTAATGAAATAAGAAAATCAGAATATTGGTTGGCTAAAGATGCTAGTTATGTATTTGATGAACCAATAATCATGGGACCAGATTATTATGTTAGAATGGTCACTGATTTAGTTAGTAATGATTTTATAAAACCAGAACAAGGAAAAAGATATCTAATGAAATTAGGGATAATAGATGAAGACATTCTAGAAGACAACGAAATTGCAACAGTTGACGGAAAAAATGATAATGAAGAAAAAACAGGTTTAATTTCTTTTGAAGATTTTTTGAAAAGAAATAAATTAATTAAAGAATCAATATGAAAAGAAAAATATTAAGAGAAGTAGACGTCGGAGGAAAGACAGTAACAGTAGCCGAAGACGAAAACTTCTATTATGTTTTTGAAGGAAAAAAGGAAATCTACAAATTTATTAAATTATATATTTCTAAGAAGATTTTATGGGATGTTAGCACCGACTATATAAAATATCTTAAAGCTTTACAAAATGAGTTTCTAAACGGTGACCTCCCAATTGACAATATAACAAAGAAAATTGAAAAAGAAGTTGAAGAAGAGTTTACAAAAAGATTACGAGATTTCTTTAAGCAAATTCCGCAAAATAAAAAAGAAGCATTTTTAGGACTAGATGTTTTTGGAAGTTTAAATAAAGCTTTTAGCGGTTTTAATGACTTCATCAATCAAAAAATAAATAATATATTACAAGATTTAAAAATAAATATAGTAGATGATAATGACGATGTAAATCAAAAAACAGATGTAAATACAAAGAAAATATTAACAGACAAAGTCAATATTATGAAGAAAAACATTGCAGACAATATCAAACAAACAAAAGATGTAATATTAAACGATATAAAAAATGATTTAACAAATTCAATGGCTGCTGATGTTCCTATATCAACAATACAAAAAGATATAGAAAAAAAATATAATTATAGAAACGGAGTTGGTTGGAAAAGCAGAAGAACAATTCAAACATCAATTCATAATGCAAATACTTTATTAAAATTAAACAAATGGCAAAACATGGGTTTCAAGAAATTTGAATGGCTGACAAGAAACGACCCCAGAGTTAGGGATTCACACAGAAAGAAAAATCATCGTGCTTTCAGTATTGAAAAAGCACTTAAAGACACAAAAAACCCTGATGCATATCCAGGAAAAGCATACAACTGTAGATGCACAGCAATACCTTACGAATAAAAATGACATATTGGGACAAAATAGGAAAAATGGATAATCTGCTTTATTTTGCAGACGAATGGAAGACAATAGAAGATGTTAGAAATCATTTCAACCTAACATCTGCAGAATCATGGAAACTATGGCGTAGAGTTATATGTAAATATGATGAATTTGAAACAAGAGACAGTCTACATCTGCATGCAGGCAGTCCAGTTGAATTTAGAACATCGCCTGCTTACTATGAAAACATCTTAAACAACGAAAAAGACAAAATAGCAGAAGCAGAAAAACAGAAGTAATTGTATTCTATAATAATTATTTTTATATATTAGTTTTGATGAATAATATATAACATGTTAGACTTTGAAGAATCAATGTTGCCAACAGGCTTAGAAAAAGAAATAAAAAAGTTAGTTTCTAATCCAGTTAAAGCCGGTATTACTATATTCTTAGTATATAAAATATTAAAACCATTTCTAAAAAAAGAATCAGAAAATTATGTTGATAGGTTAAAAGAAATTAATGATGATACTTCTGATTGGACTTCTACTAAAATTCTTTCTTGGAAAAAGAAATACAAAAAACTAGAAGTGTCTGAGGCGCTTTCTGGTAAATTGGATTGGGAAAAGAAGGTTAATACTAACGTAGAAATTAAATGGTCTTCTTGGTTATTAGGAAAGACACTCTGGATAAAACCAGAATTGTTAAAAAATAATAATAAAATGTTTTTGTTCTTCGTAAATAACAAAATACTAAGTAGACATAATAATATTAAAGATGCAAAGAAAGCACTAATAAAAGAAATGGAAAGATTAGACAAAGAATTTGTTAAGAAAAATCCAAACTTTGGAAAAAAATTAAAATAACGAGGAAATTAAAATGCCAGACGGAATACAAGATGAAAAAAAATGGGACAAAGCTAAGGCTGAGTTCAAAAAACAATACAAAAAAGAACCTAAAAACTCTTCAGATTTTGCAATCGTAGCTCAGATATATAAGAAAATGGGTGGAAAGTTCACTAAAGAAGCTTTTGAATTAATTGAACAAATTCAAGGTTTAATGTTTAGTGAAGGTAAAGAATCAGGAAATAGTTATGTTGAGAAATTAAAATCATTTTTCGAAGCTAGTGATAGGTTAAAAGAAGTTAAAGACAAAAAAGGAAAACCGATTCTTGGTGGAGTAAAAGTAAAAACTCCAAATGGAAAAATAGGCTATGTATATCAATTTGGTCCAGATGGAGATATTAGAGTTACTTCTAAGCCACAAACTGGGTTAATTGGGTGGTTTAAGCCTAATGAATTGGAAGTAATAAAGAAAGAAAGATATATCGAAAGATTAGTAGAAATTAACAATGCTAATTATTCAACAGAAGCTTTGAATCAAAAACAAATGACTGCAGTTAATGATTTAATTAGCGCTGTTGATATTTACAAAAATTTAAGATTTGTATCATTTTCGTTGTTAAACGATGCAGATATAAAAGAATTTGATGAAATTGTAAAATTATCAAAAAGACAACAAGACTTAGTTAAAATAGTTTCAAAAAAATTAGCAAATAAAAATAAAGAATCATATAAGGATGATAATATAAATAATTATATAGAAGAATTAAGAAACATGAAAGAAATGTTTAATGAAGAAGATATATATAATTTGCTTGATAAAGAATTTAAAGTCAAATCAAAAATAAAAATTATTTTAAAACACAAAACAGTAAAAATACCAGTTACATTAACTCCAATAATTACAACAAAATCAAAATCAGCTATAGTAGATTTTTATATCGAAAATTATTCAGATTTAGATAAACTTGATGATTTTTTTATAACAAAGAAAAAAACAGAAATAAAAACAATAGAAAAAGAATTTTTAAAACAAATTGAGGAAAAAGTTCTTAAGAAAGTTTTATCTTCGAATAAAGTTATTTTAAAACATTATGAAACTGTTTACATATTTGGAAAATATTCTGGTTTGCAATTGTTTAAAGGAATAGGGCTTAAGTACAAAGGTTATAATAACGGAAAAGAATCATATATCGAAGAATTAAAAAATATGAAAGAAAAAGTTAATTATAAAAAATATATTAAAGATTTTAAAGTATTATCTAAAACGGATTTTTTAAAAAAATACAAAAATTTATCAAAAAAAGACTGGGATGCTTTGAATTTGCAATATAGATATAATTTAAATCATTCAAAAGAATCATATATCGAAAAATTAAGAAACATGAGTGAAAGATATATTGAAACATTCAAAATAGGTGACAGAGTAAAGATTAAAGATTCTAAGTATGGTTATTATGTAGTTAAAGTAAACGGTTCTTTCTTAACAGTTAAAAGAGATAGTAAAGATGGTGGAGGAGAAAGAACAGTTAATGCAAATCAATTAACAAAAGAATCATACATTGAAAAAATAAGAGAATTATCAAGCTCACAAATAACAAAACAATTAGATGAAGTTTCTATGATGATGTTTAAGAAAAAATATTCTAAATTATCTGATGAACAAAGAAACAAAGTCAATAAAGCAATCGGAAAATAATAATAATAGGTGAATGTTAAAATGAAAGAACAAGTTACAATTAACAAAAAGTGGATGGAAGCATATTCTGCAACATTCACTGAAGAAAAAGATGAAAACGGAAACAGAGAATTATATTTAACAACAAGGATAGTTCCTTTTAATGAGATAAGCAGAAACGGTGTTAGATATAATACTGAGAGTGTTAAGAAAACACATAAATTATTAGAAGGAAAAACACTTAATCATAACCACATAACAACCGGAGCAAATGTTTTACCAAGAGGAAAATGGATAGAAACATGGATTAAAGAAGGAGACGGTATGTGGGGAAAAGCTAAAGTTTTTGATACTAAATATAACGAAGATTATATTGAATGGCTTCAAGCAGATGAAAGCCCCAGAGTAAGTTTACAAATTTCAGGTAGCGCCAAACAATTTAAAGAAGAAAACACAGGTAAATGGCGAAGGGAAGCAATCATCACAGACTGGTTAGAATCTTCAACAGTAAATTTACCAGGATTTGATAACGCATCAGGTAGTTTTGCTGTTGCAATGGCTGAAGCTTTTGAAGAAGAAAATTATGAGGAGGATAATATGACAGATAACGAAAAAGAATTCTTTGAAAAATTAAATTCAATAAAAGAAAAATATAATTTATCAGATTATTCAAAAAGAAATTATCGAGAATGTGCTACTGAAATTATTAAACAAGCAGAAAAAGCTGTTAATATGACAAATGATGAAGAAGTATATGATGATTTTAAATTGATATTAGATACAGCAAACAATATAAAAAAGAAACTTGGAGAAAATAAAAGACCAAAACAAACAACAGTATCAGTACAAGATAAACCAGAAATATCTAGCAATACAACATATTAATAATTATTTTTATATATTATTTAATAAAAAATAAATATTAAGGAGGACTTAAAATGGATTCAAAAGAATTTATGGAGAAATACGAAGAAGACATGAAGGATTTTTCTGACATGAAAGAAAGCGTAGAATCTCTTAAAAATGAAGTTTCTGAATTAAAAGAAGCAAATGAATTAATGACAAAAATCATTGAATCTTTTAAGACTCAGATTGAGGCTCTTAAGGAAGAAAACGAGGAACCTGAAGCAGAACCTGAAGCAGAACCTGAAGCAGAACATGAAAAGGAACCTGAAGCAGAACCTGAAAAGGAACCTGAATCTGAAGCAAAAGATGCAAAGAAAGACGATGATGAAGAAGACGAAAAAGACGACGAAAAAGACGACGAAAAAGACGACGAAAAAGACGACGAAAAAGACGATGATGAAGAAGATGACAAAGATAAAGACATGAAAAAGAAAAAACCTAAAGGTCCAGAAGTGGAAAACAAAAGGGAATCTTTTACAATGGAAAAAGTGAATATCAAAAAAACATTCAGCAGTCAAGAACAAAAAATTGCTGAAGCACTAAATATGTAGGTGAATAAGATGAGTTGGATAAAAGGAAAACAATATTTTAAACCAGCAATGAAAAAACTCTCTGAGTGTAACATTACTGGTCTTGGTAATTCAGCTTCTAGTCCATTATCAGTTGAGGCAGGAAAATTATTATTAGAAAGTCTTAACGAAAATCAATTAGAAGCATTTGGATTAAATAGTACAATGAGAGAGTCTATACTCTCTGAAAATGCAGAAGAAATTAGAAGTTTCTCAGAAGACAATACAATGTCTAATTCTTCAGATTGGTATACCACTGTTTTAGGTAAATTCGTTTATTATAAAGCATGGAATAACTTTGAACATATTATAAATATGGCTGTTGTATACACACCAGCAGATTTAGGTATGCCAGAAGGAGCAGGAGCTTATAAAATACCTAAAGTGGAAGGAGCAACAGCAGTTAAATTATCATCTGGACAATTAGTTAATTATTCAAATGATGGCAAAGGTTCATCAACTTTAGAAACAGAAACATTTGGTATTGGAACTAGAATTAATCATAGATTAATTAAAAGAGCAGCAAAAGGAGCAATTCAAAAACTTTTAGTGGCAGCATCTGAATCTGTTTCAAGAGCAGTAGCTACAGATGTTATTAATAGCATTATAGTAGGAGCAGCTTCAGCTAATACACAAGCAGTTGGTATTACATATGAAGCAATTGAAAAAGCAAAAGCAGCAATCAGAGCAGCAACCAATACAAAAGGCGAATTATTCGGTTTTGAACCAGATAAAATTGCTTTCTCAACAGTTGGTTGGAGAATCTATGCTACTTCAACAGATTTCAAAACAATGGCAACAAGAGACCAAAGGATGACTTTAGATGAAGCATTAAAAACTAAATATAGAGTTATTCAAGACTTGTTAGCATTTCAAGCACCAATTATTTCAGTAACAAAGTCAAGTAAAGTTGTACATGCAGTTGTTGTTGATAGTAGATGGGCTGCTGGTTTCTTGAAAGAAGAAGTCGGAACTGTTGACGGTAGAATACCAGGAACATTAGACATGGAATCAATTGCATATATGGATGCAGGCATTGTTATTACAGCTTCTGAAGCTATTTCAGTTATAACTGCAGCATAAATAGGAGGAAACTAAAATGAATGCACAAAATGTAATTTTATCATGGGAAGCTGGTGAAGATTTAGTAGCTGGTGACATTGTATATTTAAACACTGATAATGAGTTAGTAAAAGTAGCAGCAGCAGAATCAACTGTAGCAGTTGGTATTGTTTATGCAGATGCTGACGAAGGAGATAATTGCTCAGTAATTGTTCAAGGAGTAGTTGATGATTGTCATTTACTTGTTGAAGATACAGATGGAAGTTCTGGTTACGATTCCGCAATCGGATACGGAGATCAGTTAGTTATTTCTGGAAAAGCAGCAGGTACTTATACTGCAGGTCAAGCTTTATCAGCAGTTGGTGGAACAGCACAAACTACTTCAGTTGAAGGAATGGTTGTTGGTAAATCATTAACAGTTGTTGCTGGTTCAACATCAGCAGATACATACACCACTGGTAAAGTATGGGTAGATTTTATGGCTTAATTGCTATAATAAATTTTTTATTTTTTTTTTTATTATTTTAACAAAGAAAACAAACTATAAGGGGAAAAGAAAAAATGATATTCGTAAAATTAAAAGAAAGTTTTCATAGGGATTTTTTAGTAACACTAAAAGGAAATCAATTTTTAAAAGGAGAAGTAACTGAAGTAGATGATACAGACAAAGAAGTGCAAGCATATTTACATAAATATTCAAGTTATATTGAAATTTTAGAAACTAAAAACGAGAAAAAACTTATTAAAGAAACAAAAGAAGAAACAAAAGAAGAAGAGGAAGTTTCAGAAGAAACAAAAGAAGAAGAAACTAAAGAAGAAGAAACTAAAGAAGAAGTTAAAGAAGAAATTGAAGAAAGAATTGAAGACTATGCAGAAGATTTAGCTGATGACGGAAAAAGAAATTACAGCAATGACAAATCAAAGAAAAGTCCAGGAAGAAAACCAAAAACAAAAAAAATCAAAGAAAAGTAAAAAATAAATTTTATAAAATTATAACTAACCGAATGGAAGGCAATGTATAATTACTAACCATTCCTCGTTATAAGGAGGAAAATAACATGGGAAATTTCAAACATAATCATCTGATAAATATAGAAGATGACCCACAACCGCAAAAAGAAGGTCCAGCATATGGAAATGCAATCATGGGCAGAGACCCTGATTCTGGTAAAGCAAAATTTTTACAAGCAATCGGAAATGCTCTATCAGTAACAAATGTTCCAGTATTAATAACTAGAACACAAGTAAATTCAACAAAACAACCATTATACGTCGGTTATGCATTATCCGGAACAGGAGAAGATGAAGAAGGATGGTTTATTACTAAAATGACTTACTCAGGAGGAGTAATTGTTGCTACAAATTTTTCAGAAGGAGAAGTTGCTTTTGATAAGGTTTGGGATGACAGAGCAACATATACATATTCATAGAGGAGGATAAGATGAAAAAAATATTAATAATAACAGCACTCCTATTATCTATGTTTCTTATATTGTCAACACCAGCAAAAGCAGGTTATGAGATGATATATAATCCATTAATATTTCAGAACTTAGATTATGTAAGGGACGGAAATTGGAGTGATTATAATGGAACTATGGAATTCAATTCAATAGATGTAGCTGGAGGATATGATGCAGGTGGAGTTACAATAGAAGAAAATGGAGATTTCTGGACTAAAGGAGATATTTATTTAGATAATGGGACAGTTTTTTTAATTACAAACCCAGTAATAAATGGGAGTTTCTATCCAAGTATAGATAATGCTTTTGATTTAGGAAGTTCAGATTTAAGTTGGAAAGAAGCATATTTAAATTCAGTTTATGCTGGAAACGGAAGTGCAACAAATCCAAGTCATTCATTTACAGAAGATTCGAATACTGGTTTTTATACCAGTGGAGATACTCTTTGGGTTACTTTAGGGGGAGCTGCAAGGTATTATTTTGGTGAAACTACAATGGGCTCAAGTTCATCCACAGGAGCAGGAATAGCAACTTCTGCATCTTCAAGTACAGCACCAGGACTTAGACCAAGACAAGCAGACCCTAATACTGGTCTTGGCTGGGTAAGTGAAGATATTTTAAGTTTAATTTCTGGTGGAGTAAGCACACTTCAAGTAGCTAGTACTTATTTAAATGCAAAAGTACCAATCAGAATGGATAATGATGTTTGGTTACAATCTTGGAATAATGCAAGTGACTCAGCTGTTAATATGTTTAAAGTAAATGAAGATGATGAAATACTTGTCGGTTCAACACTTGTAACAGGAAACACAGAAATCGCAGAAGATTCAGGTGCAGTAACACTTGTAGATATGGCAGTAAGTTCAGATACAACAGCAGGAGATGAAATGAGCTATGGTTTCAATATAGATGGAACAAGTGTAGCAAAAGTTTACTCACAAGCAGACGGAAGTGGAAGTATTGTAAACGAATCATTTGATGTAACTACAGATAATGGAATAAGAGTAGGAGCAAGTACTTCTGGGGACCAAGATGTTACAGTTATAAGTATTTTAGAATCAGAAGGAGTAACTGGACAAATTAAATGGGACGACGGATTAACTGCTTGGGATATGACACAACCTCTTGGAAGTTTTAGATTTACAGGAACTGCTGTTTCTATGACAGGTGTTTATACTTCACCAACTTGGAACGGACAAGTAGATGCAACTGGAACTGGAACAACTGGTTTAATTTTAAGTTCTCAAGATGCCTTAAGTCCAGATATTTTAGTTGATGCAAATAGAGATGGAGCAGGAGTTATATATCTTGGAAACAACGAAGGAGATAACACAACAATTCAATCTAGTGATAGATTAATTGTAAATGGTCAATTTCAAGCACCTAAAACCCAATATACTTGTGATAGTACAACAGAAGGATATATTTATTACAACACCACAAGCAAGCAATTTTTAGGATGTAATAGTACTGATTGGAACACACTTGGTTAAAAATGGATTATAAAAAAATAATATTAGGATTTTTGGCATTTATGATAGCTAGTAGTGTGATTTATATTCAACTAGCTAATGATGTTAAATTTAGAATAGATGAAGATTCAACAACTTTATATCTTAAAGACTTAAACGAAGCTGGAGAACCAGAAGGTAGATGGAAAGTCGCAGGTAGAGAATATAGCAAGATTATGGATGGGAGTAGCAATACAAACAGAAGAACTTCTGAAATTTATATAGAAACTGCTTTTAAAGACGAAAACGGAAGTCTTACTATTTTAAGAGATAATAAAGAAATAACCGAATCTCAATGGATGTCTGAATACAATTCTCTTAAACCAAATCAATTTATGGCTAAGAGATATACTCCTTATATTAGAGGACATATAACAATCGATACTTATATCTTTGATGGAACTCTTAAAGATGTTACACTTGTACCTCTTAAACATACAATTCAAGTATTAAACGGCGAAGGATTATTTTTAAGATATTACATAGATGATATTTATGCTCCAGAAGAGAAAAGAAAATTAGACGGAGAAACAGAAGTAACATTCGATAGATTAAAAGTAGAATTCGAAGAAGGATATAGATGGGCTTGGATAGGTTATCCTTATGGAAAAGATTCATTTGCAGTTCAATATGATATAAAAAGCAATGATGAAGTATTTGAATTAAGATTATTCGACCCACCTGCAACCCCTGAGATACTTCCAGATATAGAAGACTATGAAGTTTATATTGACTTTAATTTAGAAAATGCAAATATGGGGAGTACTTATCAGAAATATACAAAACCAACAAGATTTGTAAATGACACTTGGCAAGAATCAAGTAGTGGTGGTTCTACTATTTTAGATGACCAAAGATTTCTAACAAATGGAGCAGTTATACACAAATCCACAAGCCCTTATGGTTTCTGGTCAGCAGATGATATAGGTAGGGAAATAAGAATAAACATAACTTATGATGTAGATAATGCTACTGATTTATTAATAAGAGCAAGTAATCCCGCTTGCTTCAAATTTGATGGTGCAACTACTAAATCTATAACTCCTGGTAATTCAGAATTTAATGCAACAGTTTTATGTGCTACTAACTTCGTATTAGACCCTAATGGGCTTACAGATACCTACGCAATTTATAACATTACTCAATTTGATATACTTAGAACATCACCTGAGAGTTTTACTGACCAATCAGGTGGAAATGATGCAACCATTTCAGCAAGTTCATCTAAAGACTTTGACTTTGATGACGGATTAAATGGAGAAACAAAAGGTTCATTAGTTTTTGATGGAATAGACCAATCATTCGCATCTACTATGAATTTTGGAAACAAAAACACAATAAGAATAAAAGTAAAACCAGCAACAACAAATCCTAAATATATTTTAGACAAGGGTTATATTTCAGGTTTTATTTTATATAGAAATCTATATACTGGAGATTATAAGGCTTTTTTAAATATAAGTGGAACTGACTATACAAGTGAGTTTATGCCTATAGTAGCAGACCAATGGGAAGATATATTTATAGTTCACGATGGAAATAGAATTAAAATTTATTCAAATGGTGTTGAAAAAACAAATATTCCTGCAAGTGGTATTTTAAATAATACTGGAAGTTCAATAAGAATAGGAAGTAGGGCATTTAATGACAACTATTTTAATGGAAGTATAGCACATCTTTCTATTATTCACGAAGCATTATCTGAAACACAAATTAAATTACTAACAGATGAAGAAGAAAGACCTTCAAGAAAAGTCTACAACACACCACACGATAGTTACTACGAAGCAAAATGGGAACTAAAGAGTTCAGAATTAACAGAAATTACAGATTTTAAACCAAGCCCATTAGTTAATTTAGAATTAGGAGATGTTTCAGTTACTGGAGATGTAATTAATTGGAATGGTTCTGGTTATGTTAGAAACAATGTAGACGCAATATTTACTGTAGGAAATGTTTATAGATTTACTTTAGATACAACTGTTTATGATGGAACTCCAAACATTTATATTCAAAGACTAATAGATGGTTCAGATTTAATCATTGATGATAATGGTGTAGGTTTAGGATTAGATGGATTACATATAGCAACAGCAACTGCTACAAGAACTTCTGATAATTATCTTCAAATTCAAAATAATGTTGCAGGAGTAAATGTTACTATGGAAGTAGTATCAATTGAAGAAAGTCCTAATGCTTTTGAAGACTTAAGTGGAAATAACTATAATGCAACAGGAAATAAATTCGTAGAATTTACAACCGACGAAACAGGAAAAGAAAATAGTGCAGTTACTTTTGATGGAACTGATGATTACATAGACACGGATTATGATTTTAATGGAATAGAAAACTTATCTGTAGAATTTTGGTATAACCCAAATGATATAACTACTATGGGAATTATGGGACAAAGTAATATGAGAATAATGGTTTCAAATGGCAGATTTAGAATTTATGCTTATAATGAAACAACTGCAACTCAAGTAATATTATCTGACTTAATTGATTATAACGAATGGCAATATGTAGTAGTCAATAAAGATTCAGATGGGTGGGAATATTGGTTAAATGGAGAACTAAAAGATACAAGCACTTTAATAAGTGGCCCACTTAAAAGTATTGTTAGTGCAGACTTTAGAATAGGTTATCCTTCAGCAGATTACGCTTTATTCAATGGTTCAATTTCAAAAGTAGGGATAATGAACAGACCTATGACAGAAAGTGAAATAATAGCAAATTATAAAGGAGTTAAACCAGTTAAAATAAAAACTCCAGTATCAAACGGATTAGTCTTCTCTGCAGAAACTACAAGTCCTAATTTTAAAGGGGATAGATTTGTAGCACCAGGACCTTTTGAAATAGAAACCTATAATATCAATAAGAATATGGTTACTCAAGAAGGAACAGAAATGACTGGTGTTCTTTATACAAGACAAATATCTGTTCCAGATACAACAGGTTCAGCTTTAGATTTAACAGATGAATTCACATTAGAAGCAGTAGTTAAATTAGATAACAGAATTAATTATAATTGTTTAATTACAAAAGGCGATAATTTCGCATATAATCAACAAAACTATGGCTTATGTTTTGATGCTACTATAACTACTATAATCGTAAACAAAACACTTGTTCAAAACTCATATGACTTTCCAACAGGAGAATGGATAGATGTTGTAGCAACTTGGAATGGTTCAGATGCCAAACTTTATGTAAATGGAGAGTTAAAATTTTCAGGCAGTTATACCGGAACAATAACTCCAGACAATCAACATTTAAGACTTGGAGGGTTTTATAACCAAGAAGATATAGATGGAATATACAAAGTTGGTAGAGTATACAATAGGGCATTAACAGAAGAAGAAATACAAAGAAATTATGAGGTAGAAAAAATATGGTGGACTTAAATAAAATAATAATGGTTTTGCTTGTTTTGCTTGCTATATCAGCAATAGCAGTAAGTGTAACAGCAAAAGAAGTAAAAGAACCAATTGGGAAACCAATCGAAAAGCCAATATCTTTTGATGCAAAACAAATAGCAATTTCAAACAGTTTTAAAATAAACAAGATGATTGCTCCAACAAAAATAGTAACAGAACCAAAACAAGGTAAGTGTGAAGAATGCATTAATTTTGAAGTATCAAAAGAATCAAAAGTTCAAATAACTAAACTCTATGAAGGGAATAGAGCAATTACTTGGATAACAACAAAAGCAAATTATGATAAAATAACTAAATAGGTAAGGAGGAATAAAATGATAAATACAATATGTGGATATCCACATCAATTAGTAATGGGAGTAGCAGCTTTCATTGGTGCAGGAGCTTACGCAGCTTATAGCATATATAAAAAGAAACAAGAAGATAGTTCAGTAGAAATAGACTGGAAAAGATTAGCAGATACAACTTGGCAATCAATTTTAGCAGGAGTAACATTAGGTATATCAACTGGATGTAGTTATGTAGGTTTAGTTTTTGCTATGATAGCAGGAGTAGGAGTAGATAAAATTGCTAATAAATTCAAAGTTAAAGGAAAAGATATTTTAAACTTTGTTCAAATTATAATGGGTTTCGTTACAAAGAAAAAATAAAATGGCAAGAGATATTAGTAACAGAGATGTTTTAGAAGGAATTAGGGAGTCGAATAACTCATTAAAAGAGTTTATAAAACAAACTAATACTAATATTGTACATTTGAACGATAATCAGATAGCTCATACCAAGTCAATTGACAAACTAAATACTTTTATGGAAATGATTGCAAAACATGGAAATAAAGTAATATGGTTATTTATTTTGCTTTTAGCAATAATATTAATGATGGCAGGTCATGATTTTCTGATAAGAAATGTAGGTGCAGTAGTATGACTTTAGACCTTATAGGATGTATAGCTTTAATTATTTATTCCTTATTGATAATAGTTTCAATAACAACGATATATATTTATTACATCAGTAACAGGTTTTTACCTAACTTTATGATTAAAGCAACAATGTGGTTGTTAGTCGGTATATGTTTAAACGTCTTTGCTGTTTGGATTTTAAGAATTTCAAGCCTGTTAGACTTAGGATTACATGCATATAAAGATATACTATTGCTAAGTGTTAGACTGGTATTGTTATTGATTTTAGTAAACTTTTTAAAACAAAGCACAAAGATAATAAAAAAAGAAAAGAAAAATGACAGAATATAATATAACAGGAAAAATATCAGAACATTCAATATCTGGAAATATTATTAGTCATATCATAACAGGAAAAATAATAAATCATAATATAAAAGGTAAGCTAGAATGACAAATAATTTAAAAATATATAGAGGAGACACAGCAACAATCGTTTGCACTGTGTACGATGAAAATGAAAAAGTAGTAGATATTACTGGTTATTCTGTTAAATTTACAGCAAAGAAACATGATACAGATTCAGATTCAGATGCAATTATAGGACCTATTTCTGGTTCATTAGTTGTAGCTGCAAACGGAACTTGTAAGGCTGATTTGTCTTCTGAAAATACAGATGTTATTGAAGGAACTTTAATTTATGATTTTCAGTTATATAATGATAGTACTGATAAAGTTTATACTGTTGTTAAAGATTATTTAGAAATAGTAAATGATGTTACTAAGGGGGTTTAATAATGACAATTTATATAACAGCACATAAAAAACAAGAATTAAGCTTTGATTTTGAACAAGACTTAGATGGAGAAACAGGAACATTTTATCTTAAGTTGTCTGGAGTAACTGTTTTTAGCAAAGAACTTACAGCAGTTGATGCTTCAGCAGGTACATTTACTTTATCATTGACTTCGACAGAAACAATAATAGATTTAAGTGTTTATGATTATCAAGTTGATTTTGATGTTACAGGAACAGTTGAAACAGGAGAATGTTATTTAATAGAAAATGAAGATTTAAGGATTGAAGAAATTAAAGAAAAGTATAAATTGGTTTTTGACAAAGCAACAATGACAAGAGCTTTCAATAAAGCAAAAAATAGAACTATAAAATTTCTTTATTCGGATGGAGAAGACAAAGAATATAGTACTAATAATAATCTAATTGAAATAGATAATTTTGTTGCTGACAATAATAATTACGGTTTTGTCTGTAAGGATAGCATCAGAGTTTATGAATATACAACTATACCCCCATATTCTACAACTGAGCTTAACAACAATATTTCTACCATAGAATTTGACTATCCTACAGGCAAAACCATTATTACAATGGATGATGATTATCCAAGTAGCGGGAGTAAATTAAAAGTTGAATATAAAAAAGTTTCAGTTAAATTTGATTCTGAGTTGTATGAAACTGTGAAATATATTCAAGAATTGTATACATATTTATATTTATTAGAAACATTAACATTAAACAAATTACAATTAGGATTTACTACAAAATCAATAAATAATGTAACTTTTGATTTTAATAAAGAATCAATCGATGATTTGAAAATAAAAATAAGACAGTGGATTGAAAATGAAGCAATTGAATTTGAAGAAATTTTAATAAATGATGTTACATTAAGTAACGATTATTAATATGGTATACGATAACGAAGACGAATTCGGTATTGATTCATACAGAGAAGATTTCGAATATGTCTTTTCTATGAATAAAATATTAGTAAAACGTCTAAAAAGAAGAACTGGTACAGCTAACATTGTTAGCGGAGACTTTATGGGTTTAGATTCTGTTGACGATGATGTATCGTATGATAAAGATATATATGTAAATATTAATTCTTATAATTTTAGACAGAAAGAACTTCGTATTCAAGGACATGATTATCAAGGATTAAGACTATTAACTGGTTTTGTTTTGTATAATACAGAACTTAATTCAGGAGATATTATAGAATTCAAACAAAATGATAATAAATATAATATATTAGAAGGCGAAAGATATGTTATTGAAATAGAAGATGTAGGTCCAATAAAAGGACAATTTTGTTATCGTAACTTTAAAGCATATTCTGTTGGAAAAAATAGAGATTTAGAATAATGACAAATATTACTAAGAAAGAATTTAGAAAAGCAGTATATTTAGCTTTATCTAAAACATATGTCAAAGCTTTAATTGAGAATACACCAGGTGACGGACAGACACACGATAATTGGGATATTAAATTTAATGGTAATAGCATTATAATCTATAACGAGCCGACGGGTGATAATATTGTTTTCACTAATTACGGAACAAAACCACATATAATAAGGAATAAAGAAAAGAAAGCATTAAGATGGAAAGTTGGTGCAGGTGATAGGTTTGCTTTTTCAAAAGCTGTTTTTCATCCAGGAATACAAGCAATGCATTATATTGAAAGAATATTAGAAGATAAAAATTTAGAAAAAAAATGCAGATTAATACTAGAATCAGAAATAGAAAAGATTATCAAAAATAAAATCAATAAATAATTATTTTTATATATTATTAAGGTTGATTATATTATAGGTACATAATTACTTGTACTACAGTTAATCATAATTACTTGAGGAAACAAAATGACAGTACCCACTCTATATAACGTATCAGACATAGATTTATATAATATATTTATAAATTTTATTACAGATAACGTAACAGATATTAGGAGTTCTAGAAAAAATAAAAGATGGGTTTTTGATCAGTTTCCTCATGAAGATTCTAATTATCCAGAAGTAGTTGTTGAGATTGCTGATTCTAGCATTGTTTCTGGATCAGCAGCACAAATATTAAATATTGAAAAAGATGCTTCTGGTAATGTAACAAAAGAAGTGTATTTCATGCAAGAAGAATGTCCTGTTAAATTAAGAATATTAACTTTGAAAGATACAGATAACGGTTCTAAAACTACTAATAAAAACAGATTTGAAGTAACGATAAACGGAACAACCAGGTATCTAAGAGATAAAGCAGTTAATTTGTACCTTAATAAAAAAATAAAGGATTTATTTTTCTTCAAATATGTTGATTTAATAAAAAATTATAAATATCAAAATTACAGTATTATCGAAAAAGTGAGGGTTGAAACAAACCAACGAATTTATGAAGGAAATGAAAGAACGTGGGTTACCGACGTGATAGTAAATATTAAGTTTAATAACCTATATATAAAAGAATATGATGGTACTGGAGAGTTAATCAATGAATATTCATTGGTTTTAAATTTAGAAACAAGCTAGGAAGGTGAAATAAAAATGTCTGAATTACCACGAGTAATAACAACAGAAAACGTGTTAAACGTATTGACTTCACCACAAGGAGAAGGAATTGCAGCAATGATTTGCACTTCAACTTGGGGTCCTTTAGACGAAGTTCAAACAGTTTCAAGTTTATCTGATTTTAAGAAAAAATACGGAACAGATAGTTCGTCTGTTACTGGATATAAAGCAGCAAAAGCTTTTTTTGACAACGGCGGAATTTTAAAAGTTTTAAGAATCGCACATACAGGATATGATAAAGCAGATTACACATTCAAAGACGGAAGTGATGTTAATGCTATTACCATAACAGCAAAATATGACGGAACATATGGAGATAATATATATGTTACAATAGTAGCAAACGGAAGTAATAGAGATGTTTATATCAGTGACGGTTTAGACACTGAATCTTACTATAATCTTGCAACAAACGCAGCAATTGTAGCAGCAATAAATACAGGTAATCTTTGTACTGCAGAAGTAGAAACAGGAACACCTAATTTAGTAGCAGCAATAACAGCAACATATTTAACTGGTGGAGATGACGGAACAACTTCTTTAGCAGATGCTGATTATACTACTGGTTTTGATACTTATTTAGAAACAGAAGATTATAGATATTTGTTAATTCCAGGAAAAACAGATAATGCTTTCCAAATAACAATGAAAGGAAAGTTAGATGCAAGAGCTACAGATGAAAAGAAATATAGCAGATATTTAACAGGAATTACTGCAAGCGAAAGTATTTCAACAATAAAAGCAAGAACTTTATCAGGTCGTAGAGCAACATTAGTTGCACCAAGTTATAAATATTATAATGAATCTACAGAAACATATACAACTATGGATGGTTCTTATTTGGCTTGTGCTTTAGCTGGAAAGCTTTGTTCATTAGGAGTTGGTTCTGCTGGTACAAACAAACCGATTGTAGCAGTAGTTGATACAGAATATACAAAACCAGAACAATCAGAATTGTTAGACGATTCAGTTGTAGTAATTGGAACTTTTAACAATGATATTCGTTGCATAAAGGACATGACAAGATATACTGATTTGACTTCACCTTATAAATTAGGAGTTATTAGTGACGAAGTTGATTATTGTAGAGAACAATATGAAGAATATTTGGAAGGACAAATAGGAGAACCAAATACTTCTTTAAATAGAGTTGGAATATCTTCTGGGTTAGACACTATATCTTCAACATTAATTGAAAATGAAATAATTGAAAGTGCTATCAAATCAGTAGTAGAATTAGGAGCATCAAACGATGCAATAACAGCAACGATAACAATAAAACCAATATATTCAATAGATTATATTAGTTTAACAATTAACATAAGTTAGATGAGGTAAATAGAAAATGGCAACAACACCAAAGACTTTGTTTGATATCAAGATAAAAATTGATGGAGATGTAGTCGGAAGAGCTGAAGGTTTAACTTTAACTCGTAATCAAACACTACAACATAAACATGAAGCAGCTAATAGAAATCCATATGCCATCCAAAGACTTGCAATAGAACCGCAAGGAACTTTAATTAGGGCTTGGGGTGATAATAATCTTATACAAGAATTAGTAGATTATAAAACAGGAAATAATCCTTCTTTTGATTTAGAAGGGATTGACCAAGTTGATGGAGAAGTATGGGTAGTAAAAGGAGCTGTTTTAGGAAACACATCGCAAAACTTTACTTTTGATACAGGCGAAGAAAATTATGAATTTTTTGCATTGAAAATAATGCCTAAAGGAGCAGACTTATCTTAAAAATATTTATAGGTGAAATAAAGTGAAACAACTAAATAAAATAATTAAAACGAAAATCATCTTAAAATATAAATTAGATAATGAAGATGAATTACAAAATATTGACATTATGTCTTTAATAAATGATAAAGATATTTTAGAAAAAAGTATTGAAGTAAGTTACAAAAATAAAGACAGAATATTGATAATAGATTATCTTAAAGAATTAAAGTCCATTAAAGAGACTAAGGAGGAATAAAATGGAACAAGAATTTTTAGAAGAAAAATATGGCGATATTGCAAAACAATTGCCAGAAAAAATAAAAAACTTAATTACAAAGAATGAAGACGGTACTTATACTGTTAAAATGCCTGGAGATATAGAAGACTACAGGGTTAAGGATTTAACTAACAGAGAAGAACAATCTTGCGAAAAATTAGCAACAAAAGAAATATCAGTTGAAGACATGAAACTGATAAGATTTGTTGTCGAACCAAAAATAAAAACTGATGAATGGCTTGATTTACCGTCAAAAATAAAAAACAGACTAGTACATGTTAAAAGATACTTAGATGGTGATTTAGATTTTTTGCTTTAATTGCCAGCGAAAGACGTTCATTAGATTTAATTGAAACAATAAAAGATAATTTAATACAAGAATATGAAACTGATTGGGAAAAACATAGAGATGCAATAATAAAATGTCATTTCAGGTTCTCAATACAAGACTGGCAATACCTTACAAACAAAGACAAAAACAGATATTATAAAGATTTGTTATACTACAAAACTGTAGAATCAAAAGCAAACGAAGATAAAGATGGCAATATACGAAGTAGAAGTAAAAAACATTGATAAACTTGACATGTTGTTAAAAGATTTAAATAATGTCATGCAATCTTTGAAAGGAGTAAAAAAAGGATTTAAAAGCTTAGATAATGTAAAAAAAGGAGTTGATGATGGTTCTAAATCAGTTAAAGAAATAACAAAACAACTTGAAAAGATGGACAAGAAGATGTTTGAAATGGTTGGAATTGAAGGAATGCTTGATAAATGGAAAGAAATTAAGACAGTATTAACAGGAACAACTAAAGCTTTTTTGAAAAATATTGGCGGAGCAATAAAGGTATTAACACTTGCTGCAGGTAAATTAGCAATAATTCTAGCAGTAGTTGGTGCAATTTCTTCCGTTGTTATGATTATTAAAAAGGCATTTCAATATAATATAGGCGGTCTTCAAGCAACGTTTCGTAGATTACAAGCAATCTTTAAAAGAATGAAAGCACTTTTTCAAGTTAATTTAATAAAGATGCTTAAGAAATTAGAACCAATGTTTCAAGAAGCAGCAAAATTTATTGAAGACTTGATGGATATAATGACTTCAACAGATTATGTTGATGCTGTAATGGGATTATTAGAAACAATAGCAAATTTGATGAGAATTTTAATGCCAGTATTTACTGCTTTGATGAAAGTATTACTTTGGATAACAACACAGTTATTAAAGTTAGTAAACTCAATATTCTCATTATTTGGATTAAATAGCGGCAGTTCAAATTCAACAACTAATAATGACAATAAAACCATTAATTATTATTCAACTTCAATGCCAGGAAACTACGGAATGGGAAGCATGAAAATAGAAGAAGAACTAATGAGGACACCTTAAAATGACAAATGAATTAGGAACTTATAATCACTATATAAAATATGTAGATGATAGCGGAAAAACTAAAACATTTTATTTAACTATTCCTGAAGACTATACTTTTGGAGGAGATAATATTATTATTGTTAAAGAAAGTGCAACAGGAGATGGTGCTATTGTAATTAATAACGGACGAACACAAGAAGAAATTTCAGTAAATGGAACTTTGTTTGCTTCAAATCCGGATAACTTATTACAAACAAGTAGAAGTAATCCTGGAGGAATAAAAGAACTTAATGCAAATATCAAGACATTAATGGACATAAAGGATAAATCAAAAATAATAGAGTTTATTAAACCATTTAAAGTTGAAAATCGTTCAAACCAGTATTACATAAAGTCATTAAGATTTAATACTATCAACGATACAAATAGTATTGGATTTAGCATGATTCTGACGGAGAATAGAACAGCAAATATTCGTTCTTATAGAAAAGACATGTCACAAATGTCTTATGTAAAAAGATTAAGAGATGCATATCTTGTTTTAGAAGGTATTCAAGACGGTTCAACAGATTACACAGGAACAACAATAGATGTTGACAGTGAATATCTAATAACAGATTACACAGACATAACAAAAGAAGAACTTTGGGATGGATATCAGAATTTGTTTCTAATAGACAGAAAAGATAAAGAAAAAACAGCAGCAGTTTTTACTGCTATTTCGACTTTTGTTGATTTAGTTCAAGCATCAGTTTTTTATGTTTCGTATGGCTTTAATTTTAAGATGTGTAAATATTTCGTATCATTGAATTTAAAAGTGGAAAAGAAAGAAATTAAAAAATCTGAAGCAGAAAAATTATTTATGGATTATTATCTAGAATTATTAGCAAAGAAAGACCCTAGTTTAGTTTATGATACAAGTTTTTATGGTGCAATTCATGAAACAAATTCAAATCAAAATTTGGAAGTTCCAGAGATTGTTAAATTAGCTAATTATGAATTTTATACAAATACAACAACAATACCAGAACCAGTATCAGTACAAACCAGATAAAATGTTATTAGTAAAAAAATGCAAGAAATGTAAAAAATTTATTATCAAAAAAACAGATAATACTTCAAAAGACAGATATACTTTTAAATTTCATAAATCAAAAAATAATATATGTCGATGTAGAAGATGAAATCAATAATACCAAAACACATAGTCTTGATAAACGGAGTTGAAATAGATTTATCAAATCCAATTGAAGTTGAGTATGATATAGATAGAACTTTTTATACTGGTTCTACAACTTTACCTCAAATAACTTCTGAACAATTATCTAAAGATTTATCAGAAGAAGAAAAAGACAGAATTATGAAGACTTTACTAGATATAAAAGAATTAGATTCTATAAAAATATATTATAAAGAATATGAAACAAAAGCAGAAGCAAATAATGCAACAAAAGAAGAAATGAATTTAATAGTAAATGCTTTTGTTAAAGACTTAGAAGTAAATGAATCAAAAGAAAATGCAATCGATAGAAAATTAATATTTAATTCTACTATGGGTTTTTGCTACGAGAACTCAATGCAATATGATTTAATTTCTACTTCTTGTAGACAAACTTTTTTTGATGGATTAAGACAAAACGGTTTAATTCCAACACAAAACATCAACTATTCAACCGCTGAAGAAGTAATTTCAACTTCATATTCTAAATATTTAACAAACACAGTAAACGATACTAGTAATAATTATATTTATACTTTTACAGGCAGTATAATTGAAACTATTAAATTTGATGAATTCACGCATAATGATTACTTCATCGTAAAATGCAATTGTACTACAAATTTTGGTGAAGGAATTGATACAGTAAAACAAAATCATGCAGTTAAAATATATCAATCACCAGACGGAACTGTTAACGTTCTTTCTCCTGCTTATTTTAGTTTGCAATCTGCAGAAGTTTTAGTTTTTGATTTAAATGAAAATGTTAATGATATTGCTTTCGGTGGTTTGACTAACTTATATAATGCTGTTTATGTTGTTGGTACTGGCTGTACTGGTTTTGCTTTTGATCCGTTTTCTTATGAATCACAATTACCAGAAGATGCAGATGAAGATGATAAGCCGTTTGATTCAGCAGGAAATTATAAAACTAATTTTTCACCAAATATGCAATATCTTAGAGTTAAATATCTTTTTAGAAGAAATATATTTGATGGTTTTAATGCTTTTAATACTGCTATAAATGAATTGTATAACATATCTAAAAGCTCAGTTGTTTCTTTTGAAACAGTATATACTAGTGACCTTCAGCCAGGGAGACTTTGTAATATAAAAAACTCTAATTATTTAAAATATATTAAAGGTGTTTCTGATGACCAGTTGTGGATAATTAAAAATGTTAAAATAACAATATCAAAAGAAAACATTTCAGCAACAGTTCAAGTATACAGAAATATGATTGCAGATTTTCCAGAGAAATTTATTATTTCTCCTGATTCATTATCATTATTGGATGCTAGTTTAATTACAACGTTAACAAAAACAGAAAATTCAACATTACTACATTAAAAATGACATTAAACTTATTTCAGAAAAATTTGAAAGACATGATACGAGAACTCGTACAACAAGAAATAAATAAAAATATGTTCGTTGATTTATACAGAGTAGAAAAACTTTATACTTATGAAGATTCAGATGACAATACAGTTGTTAAGGAACTAACATGCGATATTGTTCAGATGAATGGAATACAGAAATTTAAAGAAGTTCCTATATTAGGAAACGGATTAGGAAACGGAAAAGGAGCAATATTTCCTCCTTCAAAAGATGACATAGTATTAGTAATATTTTACGGACAAACAAATGCACCAATAATATTAGGAAATGTTTTCAACACTTTCATGCGAGGAAACAGACTAACAAGAGATGAAAATAATAACTTAGTTTTTGATGGAAAAGATAATAATGATAGTATTTTAGATGTCGGAGAAGGTGAATGGATATTGATTAATCAGATTAACGACAGCTACATATTTAAAAATTCAGACGGTGAAATAATAATAAAAACAAAGACAGACACGTATGATGTTGGCGGAACAGATTATACTGAAAGTTTTATTCATATGAAAAAAGACGGTGAAATATATGTTCAATGTAAAGGAGGTATTGGAAATTTAGCTCCATGATAATTATTTTTATATATTAAAAATAATTTAAATATAATATAAAATGACAACACAAGAAGATATATTAGGAACAGATATAAAACTTACTGATGGTGATATTCAGTTTGATTTTAATCAAGATTTTAAAACTGTTTCAGGAAAAAGCAATTTAGCACAAGCTCTTAAAAACAGATTAAACACTTTTCTTGGAGAATTGACTTATTATCCTAATTACGGAAGCAGATTATTATTAATGCTAGGAGAAAGAAATACAATTTTAACACAGAATGAGGGTAAGGGTTATATTTTTGAATCTATCATTAATGAACCAAGAATAATAGACATAACAGAAGTACAATTAGAAATAAGTTTTGATACACTTACTGCTAGTTGCACAGTCATACCGATAAACGAAACAATAGAGACTAATTTAGTCTTTAACATAGAGTGATAAAAATGACATATGAACCTAAAGAATATGATGAAATAAAAGAAGAAATTGTTTTGAATTTAATTCAAAATGTTGATAGTATTGTAGATGTAAATGAAGGGAGTGTTTTAGACATATTTTCTTCGTCATTTGCTACTGAATTTGAAAACATATACGAAGATTTAGAAGATATTAATGATAGTTTGAAAATATCTACTGCTACTGGTGCTGATTTAGATGAGATTGGAGAAGCAGCAGGAATTGACAGACTAACAGGAACAGCAGCAACTTGTGAAGTAAGCTTTATTAGAACTTCAGTTGCTACTTCAGATTTTGTAATAAATCAAGGAAGTTTAGTTTCAACAAATCCAAATGGAGACACTGTTATTAATTTTTCAACAAATGAAGCTACTACTTTTTATACAGATGTTACAGGATTATCTGTAGATTATTATAACGGATTAGTATATTATAAATTAAATAATAGAAAATTTAGCAACATCAGTATTTCAGGATTCACAGAAAACACTGACTATGAAATAGAAGAAAATTATAATGATGAATTGGTAGATAGTTCTACTTTTGAATTATTAGATAATTGCAACGCTACAACTGATTGGACAGCAATTGGTGACGCAGCATCAATTACTAATAATTCAACATATTATCAACAGTATGATAAATCATTAAATTTATTAAAAACAGCAACAACATCTGTTTATTTTGGATACGACAAAACATTGTCATCATCTTCTGATATTGAAAACAAACAGGTTTTTGTTTGTTATAGAATTAAAGATGCTACAGCAATGGGTAAGATAGTTAAAATATCTTTTTTATACGGTTCATCTTCAACAGATACTTTTCAATTTGACTTTGTACCTGCAGATTTAGAAACAGGAGGAAGCAACGGGGAATGGCCAAGACTTAAGTTAGATTATAATTCTGCAGATTCAATTAACGGAAACCCAGACATAAGTGCTATTGATTATTTGAAAGTTTATATTGAAGTAAGTGCTACTTCAGATACAATAGCAGCATCAGATATATTGATGGATTTCTGGTTTGCTGGTTCATCTGAAACTTATTATGGTGATGTTATTAAATGGTTACAGACAGATGATTCTGATGCAACATTAACAGTTAGCTATAAACCGTTATCATATGAAATAGATTGTACAGCAACTACGATAGGTTCTAGTGGAAACGTAAGTATAGGAGAGGTTAATTTTAAAGTAAGCACATTAAATAATATTAACACAATTTTTAATTTTACAGCAGGCGAGACAGGAAGTGATGAAGAACTAGATTTTACATATAGAGAGAGGATTAAAAGTGCTGCAGATTTAAGAGGTGCTTCAACAGTGCCTGCAATAGAAGCAGCAGTAAAAGAATTAAGTTATGTGAAAGACTGTGTAGTAATTGATACTCCGTTAGAAAATATTGCAAGTGAGAAGCATACATATGATGATTCTTTAGAGAAATTTCATCTTAATTATGAACAAGCATTAGATAATGCGAATCTTACTATTTCAGGCTATACAAGAAATACAGACTTTCAATTGAATACTTCAACAAATGAAGTTGAATTCGGAATTGGAGGAACAGACCCAGCAAATGATGAAGTTTTAGATGTTAGTTACGATGTTAATAGACTAGGAAAAATAAAAATACTTGTAACAGGAACAACAGGAGCATTAACAACAACACAATTATCTGGGGTGGATGAAGTAGCAGAAACAGAAGTAAGTGCTGGAATAAGTTATACAATATCTGCACCAACATACACTTCAACAAATGTTTCTGCAACAGTAAATGTTAATACAAACTATAATTCAACAGATGTGCAAACAGCAGTAGAAAACATGATAACATCAGTATTTAATGTTTTAGATATTGGACAAGACTTATTAATAAGTGATATTATTTCAGCAATAAGATTTGTACCTGGAGTTTTAAATGTTACTTCAGTACAAATAAATGGTGGAACATCAGATTTAACTGCTGATGATGATGAAATATTTAGCGAGGGAACTGTTACAATAACAACAGCATAAAAATGACAACATTAGTTTATACACAAGACATTTTGAATAATCTACCTGATTGGTGGAAAAAAGATGAAGATAGTAATAACTATAAGTTCGTTAGTTCTTTTGAAACAACATTTGAAACAACTAATAATGCATTAACAAGTTTCAAGGAAGGATGGCAAATAAACACTGCTACTGGTACTGATTTAGATAAAATTGCAAAAAAATATAATTTAATTCGTACACAGTATGACACAGATATCAGCTTCCGTGCAAAAATAAAATCATACTTAAATGTTTTAAGCGGTAAAGGAACAATGACTGACATACAAAATATTTTATCTTTTTTCACTGGGTTAGATGCTGATGATATTACTGTAACTGAAGTACGAGAAATGGTTTTCTCAATTTCGATTGCAGTAGATAAAGATACAGATTTAAATATACTTGCAGATATAGTAAATATTGTTCCTAGAATTAAAGCAGCAGGAACATATTGTTTAAGAATAGACTATACCTCTAAAAATGGTATATTCTTGACAAATTTAAGTAAAACAAATAATGATGACAAAATAGTATAAATGAGGAATAAAAATGGCATTAGAATATGAAGGAAATAAAAAAGAAGTTGTTTATTCAGCTCAATTGAACAATTTAGCATTCGCTAATTTGAACAGTGTATTAACTGGGTGTGAAGTTACACCTTCTAGTCCAGCTGCAATGACTGTAGATGTAGATTCAGGAACAATATTTTTTGGAAATGATAAAATTTCTGTATCTGCTTCTGTAGGAACTTTGACAATAGATACCGAAGCTACAGCTAATACCAGAAAAGATTTAATTTTAGTCAATGCTAGTGGAACATTAAGTGTTTTAAAAGGAACAGCTAGCGCTATTCCAGCTACACCTGACTATGACCCAGAAACATATATTGTATTGGCTATTATAACTATTGTTAATACAACAACTACAATAACTAGTAATGAGATTAAAGATATTAGAATATTAAATCAAGGAGGAGCTGGTGGAGCAGGAGGTTCTTTTGACAGATATGTAGAAGATTTTACATCACAAACATCAGTAACAGTGATTCATAATTTAGGAGATGATGAACCAAATGTATTTGTATATGATAATACAAATGTTTTAATTTCTCCCGCTTCAGTTACTGCTAACAATAAAAATGCTGTTACAGTTACTTTTTCAGTAGCAACTAGTGGTAGAATTATTGTATATGGTGGTTTAGGAGTAAATAATGCTTATTATGCTGAAGATTATTCATCATCAACAACCTGGAATGTAGCACATAATCTAAATAATAAATATGTAAATGTTACTTGTTTTGATACAAGTGACAATATTATTGAACCTCAAAATATAAATGTTACTGATGAAAATAATTTAGTAATTACTTTTGCTGTTGCTACTGCAGGTAAAGCAGTTATAACAGGGGGTATTGCTACTTCACCATCTAATGCTATAGGAGTTCCATATTTAAATTATGGAAATGTGGATATAGGAACTTCAGCTACATTAATCAAAGCTGCTAATATAGATAGAAAAGGAATTTTGATTAGAAATTATGGTTCTATATCTATTTATATAGGAGATAATGCTGTAACAACTAGTAATGGTTATGAATTAGAAGCAGGAAAATGTATCTATTTAAAAGATACAGAAGCTATTTATGCTGTAGCTAGTACTGGAACAGTAGATACAAGATATATGGAGGCAACACAATGAGCTTTAATACTGACCAAATAGCAATTTCTACGTCTGCCGTATTAATCATTGCTGCAAATGCAATAAGAGAAAATTTACAAATTAAAAACACTGGAACAGATACTGTTTTTATTGGTAGTAATTCTAGTGTAACAGCTTCTAATGGTTTTCCAGTAGAAGCAGGTGAAAAATTAAATATAAATGATTATAGTGGAGATTATTATGGAATATGTAATACTGGAGATTCTAGCACTATGATGTTTGTAGAAGAGGATGTTTAAATATGGTTATGGAGATATTGAATAAGACTATAAATAATCCTAATGTCGATTATTTAAAAGAATTATTTAATTTTTGGACATATGCTGATAGCGGATGGACTTATTCTGACAATAACGGTCAGAATGATTATGAAATTAATAAAGGATTTATTAGACTTTGGAACAATTATTCTGCTGCTAGTAGTTTTTCAAATTCATCTTCAGTTACTACATTGATATCACCAAACTTAAGACCATTATTGAATTCTGGAAAAATAATATCTTTTGCAGCACATTTATTTTCAGGAGGAGGTTCTGCTGGATATTATAATACTTCAGGTAATACAAGATATGATGGACTGACACACCCATATTTAATAATAACAGATGGTGCATCTAACTCACAGACATTAGCAGATTGCTATGCATCATCATCTGTTTATCAAGGAAGTGCTGCTGCGTTAGCTTTTATTCATGCATTTTTTAATATAAAATTAGAAGGAAATAATCTAACAATAAACGTGCAAGGATTTGAAGAAAATACTAATGCAACAGGGGAATATTATCATCCATCAGGTACTTCAGGAAGCGGTTTATCTTCTTCATCAAGTTCAAATCTAATTACAACTTCGACAGTAATAGATGTTTCAACATGGACAGATATAAAAATAAAATTATATTGTACAACATCAGCAGTTCCTTCAGGTGATTCCGCAGCAGAAAGAGGATTTATTTCAATATCACCAATAATTAATTCAGAATACAAAATTGGGAGCAAAACTACGGAAAAATGAAGAAAGAAAATTTAGCCAAAAAAATATACAATCAATATTTATATATTATTAAGAAGTATGCAAAATATTTTGGTGAAATTGGATGGTACAAGATAAAAGACATACCTAATAGAGGAAGTAGTAATTTTAATCCATATGTTCAGCAAGGAAATAAAGCATTTAAAGACGATTTAAAAAATGGAACATATTTTTTAGTTACTTTAAATTCATATCAATATTATGAAGGAATTGAATATTTAGACAGTAATAATACTATTAGATTAGAAGAAGGCAGACATAGAATAAAAATATATAAAGAAATGATAGAAGAAGGATTTTATGATGAAGATAAAAGAATACTTTGTCATTTGACAAAATATCCATTTTATTTGCATAGACCTTGTTTATCTAAACCATTAATTATTAAATTTAATAATAAATTATTTGATGATAAATTAATAGATAAATATTTAGGAAGATTTTTAATTGAAGAAAATAAAATAAAAATAGACAGCCTTTGGCAATTTCATAGATTACTAGGTCTTCATTTTTCACAATTTACCGATTTAGCTTTTGAACTAAAACAAGAAGGAATATTGATAGAACCATCTGACATAATAAATACTAAATCATATTTCAAAAAAGAATTAAATTACGAAGACACTAAAGTTGATGAGAAAACAATTGATTGGTTGAAAAAAAATAATGTGAGTGTTAAAAAATGAACGAAATAGAAAGAAAAACAACGTTTGGAACATCTCAGAATTCAAATTATAATGAGATGTTTTATCTTTGGGGCGACGACAGTAAATTTATTTGGACTGAATCTGGTTCAGGTGATACAGATGGAATAATTAATGAAGGTTATTTTGCATTAAAATTAACTGGTTCAAGTTCTTCTGGAAATAGAAAGTTTACATCTCCTTCATTGTCAAATTATTTGTTAAATAATACCATAGGTTTTTTTATATCAGCAAATGCTGGTACCATTGCTGCAGGTTCTGCAGAAGGAAATGGTGCAGTAATAACAATAAAATTAACAGACGGTACTAATTCAGAGACAATTTTAAATTTGACTGGATATGCTAGAACATCTTCAGGAGGTACAGTTCCTTTTGCAGTCGGTGTTAGAACTTTTGCCGGAATGTTAAATTTGAAAAGAGAAGGAGGTAATGTTATTGTAACAATAGCATCAACAAATGATGGTGTTTCGTCAAATTATAGTGTACCTTCTTTGCCTGCTACTTCAGGTTCTAGTATTTCAACAATATCTGATGGAACTGTAATAGATGTTAGTTCTTGGACAGACTTAAAAATTGAATTAGAATTGACAACAACAAATTTAGGAGGTGGTGGTCCTGTTATGTCTGTTTTATCAATAACGCCACCAATAAATATTGATTATAAATTAGGGAGTAATTTAACAGAATGAACAAAATAACAATGTTAAAAGGATTATATGAAGCTTTAAATTTTATTATTGAACATCATCAAATAAAAATTAAACATATTCAATTGAAAGATATTGATATCAATCCATATGAAGTTCAAATTAGAGAAGAAAATAAAGAAATATTAAAAGAAAATAATCCACATCTAGCCGATAATAATTTTAGAAACAGTGTATTAAAAGATGTTTATGTTCCTTTTGTTGTCTCTAAAACAGAAAAATATTATATGTTAAAAGAAGGATATCATCGATATGAAATAATTAATAAAGAATTTAGCGAAACAGATACTGTTCCTTGTTTGATAATAAATAGCATTACAGATATTGATGGTTTTTTATTGAAATATATATCAATAATACAAATTTTAAATTTAATTACTAAAGACATTAATCCTAAAGAATATAAATGCAGTTGGATTAATTATAACTATGAGGTACAATAAAAATGGTAAAAATAATAGGCGGAAAAGAATTAGAAGCAGTTACTGCTTCTAACGTAGAAAACAATAGCATTTTTTTAGATGCTAGTGATAATAAAATAAAAATCAAAGATAATAGCGGCACTGTTTTAAGTATTCAAGAATTATCTGCTGATAGTTCATGTCTTGCATTAAAAAACTTATGTAGAACACTTATAGACCGGGAAGGAGTTTATTCAAATGATACAAATGATATGTGGGGAGATGCTTATATAGATTCTAATGGGAGAGAGGATAGTGTAGATTTAACTAATTATGGTATGCCTTATTTTGATGATACTAATTTAAAATATATAGGATTAAATGATTCAAGTAATACTGACACAACTCACGACCCAGATAGTTTTTATGACCCAAATAATGCGTTTAATCATAATGATACTAATTATGCTTATCTCGTCGGTATTTCTTCTACCAAACAATTAGGAAAAACATTTGATTCAAAAACTATCTATAAAGTTAGAGTTAAATGTTCTGCTCAAGGAACAAATGGTAGTATTAAACTCCAGTCTTATGACGGTTCTAGTTGGAACGATGTTCAAACATTAGATTCTGGTTCAGACCCTGAATTTAATGGTGAGGTAGTTTTAAATTCATCTGTTCAAGGATTGAGAGTTCAATTTATTCCCAACAGTGGGAGTTGGAATAATAAAGTTTATTTATTATATTATGGTGTACAAGAAGAGTCTATAATAACCCATACTATTCCTGCTGGAACATTTAATTCTACTATATCCCACGCAATAGGAACTGCAATAGTAGAAGATTGGGAAACTGGAGCAGATATTCAATTTAAATTAACAAACACAGGAGGAGATGACTCTGGTTGGTTAGATTATAATGCAATAAATAACTTTACAGCATTTATTGCAGAACCAGATACATTGATTGTAAAGTTAATTCCAAAGAGTTCAAGTCCGACTGCTGGAACACCATCGATACGAGCATTCGCTGTGAGGGCTTGGTAGAAAATGAAAGACAGAATAATAGAGTTTATTAACTATGGGTTAAGAGGAAAAGAATTAGTTTCAGAAAATATTAAAATTAAATCTGAAAATGAAACTTTACAGAAAGAAGTTAGCTCAATGACTAAAGCACTATCAGAAATTAACCAGATTAACTCAGATTTAAGAAAAGAAATTGAAATATATAATTTAAAAGAAAAAACAATTGATAACAGTGTTCTTTCTGACTATCTTTCAGGAACAAATGTAGAATATAAATGGCAACCAAAAAAGAAAACATTAGTAAGATATTCTTTAGATAATTTTAGTGATGACCAAGAATATCAAGACAAGTATTTAGCTTGGCTATTAAGTTTGGGATTAAAATCTTCTTATTCAAGCGAAGATAGTTTAATTTGGTATGTTTGGAAAATGGTTACAGATTTCATATCTGATGAAGATGATTATGATACTGATTTAGAAAGCTTTGGAACAGCAGAATATTGGTTAACACCGCAGCAAGCTTTTGATTATTATGTAACTGAAGATGATGAAGGTGACTGTGATGACTTATCTGCATTGTTGTATGGTGCAATCATTACAGCATTAAAATATTGTGGCTATTCTGATTTAACTTGGAGATTAAAAAGAGTTAATATAAAGAAACCAGTAGGACATGCTATTTGTGCTTGGCTAAACAGAAAACTTCAATGGAAGAGGATAGAAAGCACATATTATAGAAGTGATTTCGCAGTTAAGTGGAATGATAATAGTGATATATTTAAAGGTTCATATACAATTGTCTGGCATATATTTGATGAAAAGAAAGAATATAAATTAAAATGAATTTATTTAGTTGTCTAGAAGATAAAATAATAGAACTAGAATTAGAGTTAGTTGAAAGTTTACAATATTCTAACGAACCTAATTTATCAGAAGCAGCAATAAAAATGTTTTTATTGTCTGAAGAATTATCAGACAATTTTAATTTTATAAATAATTATAAATTACATTATAATAGTTTTATTTATATTCAACAGCTGTATTCTAGTAAATTCATAGAACAATACGGGAAAGAACCAGTAATGTTTTTTTCTAAATTAACTAATTATTATAGCTAACAATGAAAACAAATGTCGAAAGTCAAAAATTTATAGTTTTGATTGTTAGACGTAATTCAGTTATAAATTTAATTTATAAAATTTGGAGGAGGATAAAATGTCTTTAAGAGAAAATGCACAAAACAAGGCAGCTTGGACTGAAATAATTGCTCGTAATAATCTTGGACAAAAAGTTAATGTTCATAAATATGACCTAGATAAATTAGTCTTAGCTTTAGTTGGAGATGAACATATTGGGAGTAAACAATATGCAGCAGATGAACATCGAAGAAATCTTGATTGGATTTACGAACATAATGTTCCAATTATTTTAATGGGAGATGAATTAGAAACAGCAACTAAGACAAGTGTCGGTGCAGGAGTATTTGAACAAGATGATATTGTTCAAGGACAGCTAGAACGTTGTGTAGAATTATATAAACCTCTAGCAGATGAAGGATTGATTCTTGGAAATCATGTTGGAAATCATGAAGCAAGAGTTTATAAGCATAGCGGAACTAATCTATCTAAAATATTATCAACAATGTTAAACATTCCTTATTTAGGTGTCGGTGCTGCTCACATATTTAGAGTTGGAAAGAATTCATATACTATGTATACAACACACGGCTCAAGTGGTGCAAGAATGCCTCATACAAAAATAGCTAATGTTATTAAAATGCAGTCAATGATTGATGTAGATATTTATGCTGCAGGACATGTTCATCAATTATCTCACCACGTCCAGAATTTTTATAAAGTAGATAAAAGAAACAAGACTGTAGTTGAAGCACAAAAACATTATATTTTAACTGGAAGCTATTTAAATCATTGGGGAGGTTATGCACATGTTTTGAATATGGAACCAGCAAAGATAGGAAGTCCAAAAGTTAAATTAGGTGGAGAAGAAAGAAGCATCAGGGTTAGTCTATAATTATTAGTTTCTTAATTTCTTTTTTATTTTTTCTTCACTTTCAAAAACAACTTTTTCTGGTTTTCCTTTCCAAATATTGACTTTCTCACAATCTCTCATTAATCTATATAATTGGTCATAAACAATACTTGCAGATTGATCTGTCCCCCAATTACTTCTACTAAGTGTTACATGTCTTTCAATAATTTCAGAACCCAACGACACAGCAATAATTGATGCAGATATTCCTTCCTCATGACCGCTGTATCCGATTGTGGCATTGTTAAAGTTATTTTTTAATATAATAATATAGCTTAAATTTAACTCGCTATCTGATGCAGGATAAGAACTATTACAATGTAATATTGAAATATTGTTATTTTGATTATATAATTTCAAAGTTCTATAACATTCTTTTATTTCTTCTTCAGTACTCATTCCTGTTGAAAAAATAATGTTATCAAAATTCAAAGCAACTTTTCTTAAATATTGTATATCAGTTATTTTCGCACTCGGAATCTTAATATATTCTAAATCATATTGTTTTAGAAAATCAATGCTATCTTTGTCCCAAGGAGAAGCTGTCCATTTAATTCCTAAAATATCACAATAATTATCAATTCTTTCAAATTCATCTTCACCGAATTCAATGTCTTTTTTGTATTGTAAATATGTTGTTGGTTCGTTTCGCCAAGGAACTATTTTTTCTTTATTTTTCTGATGTTCCGGAACACAAACGTCTGGGTTTCGTTTTTGAAATTTTATTAACAATTTGTCTTTATCAATTCCTGCTCTTTCTGCTGCGTTGACACACATGTCTATCATGTTTAAAGCATTTTCAAGAAATAAATTTTTGTCTTTTCCAAATGCGTAATTAATTCCTATTTCACAAATAAATAATTTCATTTTCATCACCTATATTGATATTAATAACAACATTCACGTCAAATAATTTATCAGAATAAACATAATTATTTATTGATGGATGTCCTGTTACTGTTGTTTCAAATAATTTTTTGTTATTTTTCTTTGGATATCTAGTATATAAATCTATTAAGTCTAATTTAGACGTCGGTCTTAAAACAAAAACGTCATTAACAATATTGAATTTTCCGTTTTTCTCGTAGAATTCTTTATAAGATTCTTCTAATTCTTTAGGAATTACTATTTCCTCTAATATTTTTTGCTGATTTAATTCAACAGACATTTGAGATACGTTTCTATATCTATTTTTAGGTTTAATTGCTAGAATATAATTATTTTTTAATTCGTTATCTTTTTGAAAACAAGAAACACGATGTCTTCCGCAAATTGTTATTAGTTCTTTATTTTCGTTTTCAAAAACAAAAATAGGAAACAACATTCCTTGTTCAGATATGTTTTTCAATAATTCATCAGAATCATATTTATTTAAGTAAGGATTAAGTTTTTCTTTTTTGCTATCATAGATATTATCAATTTCTTTTAGATTTCTTGGTTGTATCCAGAAAAAATCAAAATATTTTGATAAAACCGTCAAAATATTTTCACAATAATAATCATAAGTCATTTGTAGTTCATTGTTTTTTGTTTTCATACTTCCACCTCGCAAATTCAAAATCCTCTTTAGTATCAACATCTGTACAATCTTCTGAACTTAGCTCATATAATTGTGGAATGTCTGAAGACATTTGTCCTGTTTCAAAGAAAATATTTTTATCAAATATTCTGAAAGCATGTGCTGGTTCATAATATTCTTCAATAAATTTTGTATTCATTGATTTTCTATCTAAATCAGTAATAAGTCTTCCATTCGCATCGTACAGCCACGAATTAAATCTTTTGACACTTTCTAAAAAAGGTCTTTCAGAAGTAACACAATTAAAAGCATATTCAATGCTTTCTTTTCGCAGAAATAACAGACAAGGATTTAGAAACATAATAATATCACTTTCCATTTGTTTGATGTCTTTAAATACTTGATGTATTGGATTGTCAATCTTAGTAGTTTCTGGGTCTCTATATATAATTTTTAATTTATATTTTTTTGCTATTTTTGCAAGAATTTCATCTTCTTTGCTAACCAAAACGACTTTTTCAAAATCATCTGATACTTTTGATAATTTTTTACAAGCAATTTCCCAAAGATTTGTTTTTCCGATAGGTAAAATTAGTTTATTCGGAAGACGTTTGCTTTCTAATCTTCCTGGCATAAATATTCCTTTTTTCATTTGTCTATTCCTCCATGCTCTTTTGTATAACGTCCTGGTTCTTTATTGCAGTATTGACAAGGTTCTGGAAAACAAATTCCGCCATAACTAGTAATTCTTCTAATTCGTTTTGCATTAAAAGAATTTAATATATTTTCTAACGAATCATCATGCAAATTTCCTAATATCATGCTTCGGTGTTTTTTAATATCTCCCCTGATATTGCAACAAGGAGTAACATCTCCAGTGTAATCGATTCCAACAAAATATTGAGGTTCAAAACAAGGTTCTGTTCTTACTTCAGACTTAATATCTAAAGAACCGCCTCTATTGTTTATTTTTCCTAATCTTGTTCTAAGCCACTTTATTCCATTATCAAAAGTAATAACGCAGTTGTCAAATGTTCTTGGTTTATTATCATAATCCATTATTGTTACTTCATCAATATCTATATCTCCTATATAGAAATCTCCATTAGTATTAGTAACCAGTGTTACGTTAGGCAATCTTTCTCTTATTTGTGCAATTCTTTTTTCTAAAATATCACGATGCATGAATGGTTCATTATATCTACTAAAACTTATATATTTTGAATAATTATGTTCTGCAAGTTCATCAATCAACTTAATAAAAACTTCTTCATCTAATTCATGATTTTCAGAATGTCTATCAATGTAAGAATTCGGACACCAACTGCATTGTCTATTGCATTGTGAAAAAAGTTCAATTTCTATTAGTCTTATTTGTTCTAACATATTATCGTACCTGTATTCTATTATAAACTTCTGAAATTATTTTATCAATTTCAGGTTTGTCGTGTATGTTATCGTAGACAACTTTCTTATCAAGTTTTATTATCTTTTCTTGTATTATTATTGTCCTCTTCTTCATCTTATTACTTAATACTAAGCAATATGATGGATATTTTTGTGCTATTTTGTCCTGTATGTACTTTTTTATTCCTTTAATTTTAATCACCCTTTTGTTTATAAATAATTGTACTATAATTTACTAGATTAATCATGTTAAATTAACTGATAATCTTATATATTTATATTAATAATCAGTAATCTAACTACTAGATTAATCTAGTAAATCAACTTTATCAGCTTCTGTCTTATCAAACCGTAATTTTAACACAGTAGGAAAACGAAGTGATATTTTGTCATCATTCTTATTTCTTGCTATTTCTTGATATTTTATGTCAACAAATAAACCTATTAACTTATTTTCTTCTTTCAATAGAGCACATTCTTTTCTTAGCTCATCATTGAAACCGCTACCGACCCAAGAAACAACTTTATTATCTTTATCTGCTACTTGAAATTTGTTAATGTCATTACAATATTTTCCAGTACCATATCCGAAATCTATAACTTTAAAAGTATTTTCTTTGAACTTTTTAATTTTAATCCAAGAATCTCTGGAAAATTCGACGTACGGGGAATGTAGATATTTTAAGACTAATCCTTCTTCACCTCTTTCGTTTACTTCGTTATAATACTGTTCTAAACTTTTTCTATCAAAAAATATTTTGCTTTCTTCTTGTTCAAATAAATCATGATATTTTTGATGTATTGATGATAAACTTACAGATCTGTCTTGTTGTGAACAATCTCTTAAATCGATATTATCAAAAGATAACACATCAAAAGCAACATATTTTATATTAATATCAGAATTTATGTTTTTTGCTTTTCTTCCAATTCTGCTGCTAATATCATTAAAATTATCGCTGATAACTTCACCGTCAAAAATAAAGTTTTCATTTATCTTTAAAAATCTTTCAACTAATTCAGGAAGAAAGTCATTGCAAATTTCTCCTTGTCTTGAAATTAAAGTAACTTTATCGTTTTCCTTCTTGACAATACATCTAAATCCATCATATTTTACTGATGCGATTATTGGATAAGTTTTATTTTCTGATATTTCAGAAATCTTACCACAAAGCTGGACACCGAATTTGTCAATTGTTTTGATATTATTGTCTGAAAGAACTTTATTTATTGTTGTTAAATTCAATCCGAAAAATAAATTTTTAACAAATATTCTTACTAGCCACTTGTTATTATAATTACAATACTTATTAAGTTCTGTTTTTAAATAATCTAATAATTTATTTCCTGAAAGTTCTTCAACTTTTTCGACCATTTTAACAAAATCGTCAAACATTAGTTCTGTTTCTTGTCCTGTTTTTAGGCTATCAAAATATAATTGTCCGATGTCTTTATATTTTTTTGACTTGTCATAAACAATTATTTTCTTAAAAGAAGTTTGAGATATTCCGAATTTTGAATCGCCAAAAACTAAATCAAAAATATATCTTGTTTCTATCGGAAATTCTTTTACAGCTTTATCTAATATCTCTTTTTTAGCATTAAGACCGCTAGTATTTTCTATGCTATTGAAAAACATAAAAATATCAAATAAATCATTCATTGTCTGTCCCTCATTTCTTCGAGCTTTTTCTCAGATAAATCATCTATATCTACAAATTTTAAGAATTGGCTTGTTTTTCTTGTTACACACTTCTCATAATCTTCTTCAGACAAGAATTCTTTTACTTTATCTTTGTTTACTGTTTCTAAATTTCTTGATACTAAGTTACAAGCACCAACTCCATCTATGAAACAATTTTCTAGTTTATTTTCTATGAAATCTTCTGAAAGTAATGTCTTAATTCCTTTCATTTCATTTTCGATCTGTTTGAGTTCGTTTGTTTTTTGCTTTAATTGAAAATACTTCTCAATTAGTTGTTTTCTTTCTTCTGAATTCATTTTCTTATCTTACCTCTCATAAACTCATCATATTCTGGGTGTGTAAAATATAACTTCTCTTTTCGTGGATACATTTTATCAAATTCTTCTTTTGTTCCGATCTGTCCTTTTCCAAATATTTGATATTCTTTTTCTTCTTCAGGAATATTTGGTTCCTGGTAATTGCATTGTACTAAATGTATTGTTTTTCCTAAACGTCTTGTTTTAATTTTTAACATCTTTTATCACCTATGTTTGTATTAATATTATTATTAATATCATAAATGATATATAAACCTTTCTATTTTTCGCTTAGTTCTTTAAACTGAGACTCCATATCATCACAATAAGCAAACAACTTAACAACCTGTGTTTTGTTGTATGCTTCTGATAATTCGGAGATGCTATATTCACCCCAATCAGAATTAAATTCAAAACAATAATAAAAACCCATATGATATTTAATACAATTTCTTTCTAGTTCTGTTAAATCAATAAACTTTGAAATTATATCTAATGATTTTGCTGCATGTCTTTTATCTACTACTTCTTTATTATATCTTATATTGTCTTCTGTTACAAAGATATAATTATCAATCTTACAAATATCATGTAATAACGAAGAAATAACAATGCTTTCATGAGGTATTTTTAACTTAAAATGTTCATTTAGTCCACTTAATAAATAATAAACTTCTAAACTGTGTTTTGCAAGACCTCCTCTGTATGTTCTATGATATTTTGTTGATGCTGGCATGTAAAAGAAAGAAGAATTTTCAAGAAAATTAATTAAATCTAAAATTCCAGGTCTTTCTGTTTCTTCTAATAATTCAATTATTTTTGTTTTATCATCTTTCATCTTCTTGGTCTCCCACCGATTAAATTAAATATAACAAATCTCATTTTTTCTTCGTTAACAATTCTGTTTGTCTTCTTGCAATTATCTCTTATCTGTTGTTCTAGTTCGTTATATTTAATATCATATTCTTTTTGTTGTTTTTCTAGTTCTTTATCCGTTATTGTTTTTTCTATATTATCAACATTCATCTTGAGGGTTAAATTCGCATCCCATTTCTTTTCTGGTTTTGCTATATAATGTTTTCATTTTTCGTTTTGATTTTTTCAACAAATCTTTATGTTTTTTATCAGGAGCATATACTCTTGAATTATCATCATCTGCTGTTGAAACATAAAAACATCTATTATTACATTCTAAAGAAACAACTTCTTTTATCTCTGGTATTATTTTAGAAATTTCATTATATATTAGATGTGCCATTTTGTTATCTAAAATTGGCTGTATTTGTGTGCATTTTCTTTGATGAATAAAACTTATTAAATCTTTAATGTTTGCTGTGAAGTAATAAAAATACCTATTATTTCTGCTTAATATATATCTAGCATCTAACAAGCTTATTTCTTTACTATCAATCATGTCTTGATATAATTGTTTTGTTTCGTTTGTTACTTTTTCGTATCTTTCTTTAAACTTGCTATTTTTAATAGAAGTAGGAATATATGCTGAATCTTGTCCCAAAAATCTGTCGCCGCTGCATTGTGCTAAAATAGAACTAAACATTCTATGTCTTAATAAGTGTGTCACTTCTATCAAAGTCATTCCTTCAACTAAGAAAGTGAATTTCAAATGTTCTAATGAATTAGGAAGCATTTTTCCTTTCAAAATGTTCATGAAAATTTCATTTGATTCTTCAGATTTTAAATTTTTAGGTTTATCTGCCCAAGTTGCTTTTGACATGTCTGCACATCTCTTTCTAAAGTTTCCTCTTGGCCAATCAAGCATTTTTATTTTAATGCTATTTTCGTCGTCATAAAAATCTGTTTTAATTTGTTCTCCGAATCTAATTTTCATCGGAAATTTATTTTTTTCATTCATCTTTATCTTCCTCCTGTTTAAATTTAGCTATTGTTTTTCCGCTTGGTCTAGTTATTATTTCAACTTTTCCGGGATATTTTTTATATAAATATTCTGCACTTTCTTTTAATTTTGTTATTTTGTTTTCAATTGTAGTTTCTGAGGTGACATCTATGTGCGGTTTTTCAAGTAGTTTGTTATTTATTAATACAGCCTTATTTCCTAATAAATAAATCAACTCAGCATCTTCATTTGCAGGTATTGGTGATAATTTTTTGAATATTTGGTTTACTTTATCATATTTTAAAATAACAAAACTAAATGCACGATTATCTATTTTAATTAATTCATCTTCTGAACATATATTTCTAGTATCCGGTGAAAAAACATTAATATTTTTGTATTTGTTTAGTCTAGCTATTTCTAATAACAATTTTATGTCTTTTTCTGAATAAATAATGTCATTATCTTGCATGATTATATATTTAATGTCACTATAAAAAGAATGATTTACTGCAAATTTAAATAATTTCTTACGAATTTCCCCGATGTTTCCTGGTTCAGTTTTAAAATATCTAACTTTTCTTGGACAAATGTCTACTAACTCCATTGTTTCTAAAAAAGTATAATCTTGAATTGCAAGAAATATTTTTTTAACTCCTAATTCAGAATACAATTTTACTATTTTCTTTGTCTCTATAAATCTTTTATATGCTGGGATAAGAACAATTACATCATGCATTTTTCTTCCTCTATAAATTTTATTATTTTATTTATATTATCTGAAACAGGTTTGTTGTCAGTATTTATTGTTATTTTTTTACAAGATATTAAATCATAGAAAAAATCAAACATTTTAGTGTCAAATTCTAAATTTATTTTTTCATGATTTGTTTCTAATAGTCTTTTTTCAATAGTTTCTTTAGATGCAGTCACATAAACAACCACTAAGTCATTTCCTAATTTTCTAATAATTGATAGAATTGAATCTAAATTTTTTTCTCTATTATAAATAATAGAATATGCTGCCTGAGATAAAAATGCTCTGTCAACAACAATATGTTTAAAATTTGTCTGTTTATTAAATTCTTTTGCAAGTGTTGATTTTCCACTTCTATCTACTCCCTCAAAAACTACTAATTTCATTTGTTACAAACCACAATTGTGGCTCCTCCGAAATATTTTTCTTTATCTTGATACTTAACTTCTGAAAAAATTGATTTTAAATTTTCTATTAATTGACAAAACTGTTCCTTATTTTTGTCTTTTAAAATACTGAAATGATATTCAAAAATAATTTGTTTTATGTTTTTAAAATTTTCTGTCTTAATATTATTTAATACATCTAATTCAGCACCTTCAATGTCAATTTTAATATGTGTTGGATTATATGTTTCTATTAAATAATTAATATTAACACAGCCAACTGTTACTTCTTTTCTGCCTCTTGTTTTGAATATACTATTCATTGATGTTGATTTTCCGTTTACGATGTAGAATGATATTTGTTTCTTATCATCATGAACTACTGCTTTGTCAATAACAATTGTGTTTGAAATATTATTTAACTTAATATTATCTTGTATTATTTCGATATTGTCTTTATCTGGTTCAACTGTTATTATTTGTTTTACTTTATCATGATATTTAACAACCAAATAACCAGTATTTCCGCCTAAGTCAAGCAATACGTCATTTTGACCAAAAATAAATTCTTGGTAATTTTCCGACCTAACGACTTCGTTAAATGTTGTCATGTCACATTTGTCTTCCCTTACTACATATTTTTTATTCATTTTCTGTATTCTTCTAACTCCTTTTTTATTGTTTCAATATTTCTTTTTGCTGAATCTAAAACTTTAGGCATATAAAAAGTACTTCCTAATCTTAATTCTGTTGAAGCATATTGTAACACACTTAAACTGTCTGCTAATCTTACTATCTTCCCTTCAACAGTGCTTTTATTATTAAATTCAGTAATAAATTCATGATATTCAGGAAATTTAATCTTAACAATTTCGATTTCAGCTTTTTCTAGTTCTTTATCTAATTTTTTGAATTTATCCTTAATATTACGAGGAGTATCTCCAATATATATTTCAAAAATATCATGAACAATTGCCATTCTAATTGCTTTTGAAATATCAAAATTATAATCTTTTGAAAGTCTTTCAACAATTAACGCAACAAAAAAACTATGTTCAGCAACACTTTCGTTGTTTATTCTTGGTAAATTGTTATAACGTATAAGATGCTTTAACGAATATAATTCTTCTAATTCTTTTTCTACTTCTAATTCTTTTTCTTCTATCATTCTATATCACCTTTATATTCTGAAAAATAAAATGGATTTTCTAGTATTCCTGATATATGTTTTTTTAATTCATCTTCATCAGTTGCTACTGCTACTGCTGTTTGTGCAAGCATTAAATTAAAATTTCCTTTTAGTCCTGGACAATAATATATAATAGGAATACTTAAACTGCTTGCAAATCCGGCCTCAAAAATAGTCCCCATGTCTTTTCCGACAGTAGAAACAATTAAAAATCTAGAAGACCTAATTGCTCTTATATTTCCTTCAAAAACTTGTCTTTGAAAATCTGTTCCAGCATCTTTGGGACAAATTACTTCATCTTTAGGACTAAAATATTTTATATGTTTATTGTTAAAAAATTCAGAAATATTAAAGTCTTCTAATACTTTTAAAATTTCTTGTCTTGCTTTTTCTTGTTCTTCTGAAAACCATCCAGAAGCAATGTAAAAATCGAATTGTTTAGTAGTCATTTTTTTGACGCTCCAAATTTATTTTTTGTTTGTTTTCTATTATTTCTTTAAACTGTTCCCATTCTAAACCTGATGATAAAACTAAGTTTATCAAAAATATTTGAATATCAGCCAACTCATCTCTATATCTATCAATGTTTAGATTCTGTTTCTTTTTCCACGGTTTCCACGGTGTTTCATTTGCTGCTTCAACAACTTCTGCTATTAAAGCATAAAACATCTGATTTCTAAATTCTTGCGAATTAATGTCTGTTCCTAAGAATTTTTGAAATTCCTCTTGTTTTTTAAATATATTTTCCATCTTGATATTTATTTTAATATAACTTTTAATATATAAACTTTTCTATTTTAACATTGTTTCGTTTTAGAAACTTAATTCCTTCATCGTCTAAATCATATTCTTCTAAATAAAACACTTTTTTAATTCCTGCTGACAGTATCATCTTAGAACAATTAATGCATGGTGATAAAGTAACAAATAATATCGTGTCTTCAGTTTTTATTCCGTTCTTTGCACAAAAACATATAAGATTTTGCTCTGCATGCAATTCGTTTATCTGACTCCATTCATGATGTTTAAATCTATATTGTTTATCTATTGACATAAGACTTTCATCAAACATTTCATTGCAATGTTTCTTTCCGCTTGGAACCCCGTTATATCCGCAAGCAATTATTCTTTTATTTTTAACTAAAATACAACCAACTTTTCTGCTACTGCATGTTGATAATTCTGCAGTTCTCTTGCAAACGTCCATAAAATATTTATGTATTTTATTCATCTAATTCCTCTAAATATTTTTTCATTATTTTATCAAGCTGTTTTTTGCTATAAAACCAACAATCAGCGAAATAAGTATAGCAATCTTCTGGATAAACTGAAGACAAAATTTCTATAATTGGTGTCATTATTCTTTGATGATAAAGCTCTGCATCATATAGTTCTCCTTTTTCATATTCCTCTACTGTGATTCCTTCTTGTGATGATTCCTTGACAATTACTTTCTTTGTTTTTCCGTTTTTGTATGTTCTAATTTCTTCTTTCTCTGTTGGCTTTTTAACTATATATTCTATCGTGTCTCCGACTTCATATTTAACGTTATCTTTTTCTTTTCTTTTAACTAGTTTAATATGAACTGGAACAGGTGAAAATCTAACATTTCCTTTTTTATCTAACTTTGGTTCATTTGTTTTGCTATCAATCATTACTTTCCCAAATTCATCATGATGACGAGTATATTTTTTAGAAAAAATTAAATATTTTGTTTCAAGTTTATTATCAAAACATCTAGTTTTTACATCTAATAGTCTTTCATGCCATTTTTGTTTGTCGTAATTCTTCGTCATAATGTCATAACATAGTTCTTTTTGCAACTTAGCTGCAAGAGGATTTGTGTCTGTTTTTAAGAATGCTCCACCACGACTTTCAATCCACTGTTTTTTGTTTCCATTTTTATCTGTTTCTGTCTCCAGATAATAATAACGTTTCTTTGCTGTGTTAATTATTGCTTTATAAGTATGTTCATGTTCAAATAATTCCCAGAAATTAACTTCAATTTCTTCATTTGTTTCTGGATGTTTTATTTTTCGTCTATAAATTGTATTAAAATCTTTAAATAAGTCGATATAATATAACTTAAACAGCTTATCTAATTCCTCGACATTTTTCTGTCTTTCTTCTTCAGTATTATAGTTAGTTAGTAAGAAAACAGAATCAGTATCACCAGCAGTAACTGTATAACCTTTTCTTTTAATAAATAATATTGATTTTTTTATTATCCAACGACAAGAAGTCGTTATACTGTCTACAACATCATAGTTATAAATTCTAGTATGAATTGCACCCAATACTCCAAATAATGAATTTCCTAAAACTTTAATAGCAATTTGATAATAATGATCAGATTTGTGTTTATCTGAATTTAAATAATTAATGTCTTCTTTAATTTTTCTTTTAATTTCATATTTAATCTTATCTCTTTCAGTTAATACTTCTTCTTGAATTTCAGGAATTAAACCCATTTCTCTTAAATAAAATCTATGAGGATGAAATGACCATCCATAAGTGTCTTTATTCAGATCAGCTGGAGTAACAACGTAATTTTTTTCTTTAGCTACTCTTTTTGCTTCTTTAGCATCATATTTGTCGATAAATTTAAACATTAAATCAAACATTTTTAATTCGTATTCTTTTTCAAGTTTCTCAACTTCTTTATTATATTGAGCATACAATTTTCCATTTTTGTAATACTTATCTTTTAATTTAAGAACTTTGCCAATTAATTCTAGTTCTTTTAAATTAAATATTTCATTCAATTCATCAACTGGTGGCTGCATAGAAGTAACATATAATTCTGGAGAAATATTGAAAGTTAGCATTGTTAATGGGTAGAATGATTTAAAATCATACGTCTCAAGATTAAAATTTAATCCTGTTTCATAACAAAAACTATATCCTCCTCCGGGTCTTTTATTTAATTTTCTTGATTCTTTCTCTCTAAATGTTGGTGAAGAAGGACAAATAACATTTCTTCTATATGCTTTTCGTAAATAATTATAATCGTTTAAAATAGAATTATATATTGTTAAAGAAAAAGGACATTGTGTTAATTTTGACAAAACCAGTTTATTTGGGTACAAATTTGCTTTTGCTTCTATCAATTGCATTAATTCAACATCTGTTTCGTTATACTTTTGAAATAATTTTAAATCTTTCTTAAACAACTCGACAAATTTTCCTTTTTTATTACTATTTGTTATTGAACTAAAATCAACTTTATTTCGTCCAAGAAGTTGTTCAGCAACTGAATCTAAAGAATAAGATTTATATTCCCTGTTATAGTATGTTTTGAATAACAAATAGTCATCCATTAGATTAATAAATTTCCAGTCAAAATAATTTTGCATGTTATGTTTTTCTTGTCTTTGCTTGATATATGGAGCGTCAAATGATAGGTTATTCCATGCAGACATAACATCGTATTTTTTTAATTCATCGAAAATTTCTTTTAATAATTGTTTCTCAGATTCACCTGTAGGGTCATCTATATTTTTATTATAAAACCACTTAATATCTTTCTTTTCTCCTTTCTGAGGACCTATAGCACAACTTAGAATTGGTCCAATTGCTATTACATTTCCTCTATCATCTTTAAGAAATTCTCCTCTGTCATCTGTTTCAATATCCAAATATGCAACTTTTAATTCTGACAAATCTAAGTCGAAATCATGAACTACTAAAAATCTTTTATAAGCTGTTAAATCAGATTCATAAGAAGTAATATTTAATTTAGATAAAGTATACAACATATTTTTTCTGTCAAAATTGTTCGTTAGTGTTATTTTAACAAATTGCTTGTTAAATTTATCTGTTATTTTTGTTGTCGAATATTTAAACTTTCTAAACAAATAATCTATAGAATTATCATAATAATCTGAAAGTTCAACGTAAAAGAAATTCTGAAACGGGACGTTTTTGTATACTTCTTCTCCGTTAACTCTTAATTTTAAATAAACACCCGTTTCAGTTTCTTTTCCGCCAACTATTGCTAAACCCATTTATTCTAAACCCAAAATAAATTTTTTGTCTTCTTCAGAGATTGTTTCTTGTTTCTTAATTCCGTGCAATTTCACTCTAATTTCTCTTAATCTAATTTTCTCTGCTTTGTTTTCGTTTAATTTTTCAATTAAATCTCTATATTCTTGTATTTTGTCTTTGTAAATTGCGTTGTATTTCCTAAGTTCTGAAGATACTCTCTTAGAATCAACAATCATATTTTTTTCTTCTTCCATTTTTGTCAAAACCTCCTGTCTTTTTTGTAACTCTAAATCTAAATTTTCTTTTAATTGTTTTTCTATAACTTCTAATTCAGAGTTTAGTTGTTTTATTTTTTCTTGATTGATATCATGATTTTTATAATCAGAATTCAATCTTTCTATTTCACGAACCAAGTTATGTTTCTTCAAACTTAATTCAGATCCGATTTTATTTATACTTACCATATTAGTATTAATATCATAAATAATATATAAACCTTTCTATTCTATCAAAATTTCTGATGAATTTTTTACTATTGAAAAGTTTCTATTATTATCTTTAAGTGTCTTCATTCTTAATTTTGATGCTTGTAATAAATATTCTGATTTATCAAAAAAATCAATATAATATCCGTATTTTTTGTCATTTGATTTTCTCATTACTCTTCCTATTGTTTGTAACAATAAAACTTTGCTTTTTCCTCCTGCCACTGATATAATAATGTCTAAATCAGGAAGATTTATTCCTGTTGAAAAAATCTGTTGTGAACCAATTAGTACTTTATCTTGATTTTCTTTAAAATCTTTAAACCATTCTTTACGAAGTTTTCTTTCTGTACTTCCTGTTATTAAATATGAATTATCAATTTTATTATTAAGCAGTTCTCCATGTTCTATCATTTTAGTAATTATCAGAATTTTTTTATTTTTACGATGTTTATTTACAAAATCTATTACAATATTATTTCGTACTTCATTATTGACTATGTTTTTGTTATATGCTTCGGGATATTTTCCGATCTCAGGAACATGTTCG